CTACGCGGCGTCTGCGATACCCCCATTCATACCCCCGGTATCGCCCGGTTGGTCGCGCTGCTTCATCTGGTCCTCGATCCAGGAATTGATCTCCGATTCGACCCAGCGAACGGAGCTGCCCAGGTGGACCGGTTTGGGGAAGGTCCCGGCCGAAATGCGCAAATACAGGGTCGACTTGCAGATGCCGACCCGGGCCAGGACCTCGGCCCGGCGCAGGAGGCGGCTGGGGGTGACGGTGGTGCTTTCGTTCATGCTTCCTCCTTCGGCGCGCCGGCGGCGGCCAGATTGGTGCCGCGGCGGCGGCGTTTCGATACGGGGGCCATGATCCGCTCCGCTTCGGCCCGGTCCCCTCGGGAGAGTTCGATCAGGGCCAGGCCCCGGGTTTCCCACGCGCGCACGGTGGCCTTGCTGGCCTTGCCGAGGTCGACCCCCGACAGGCTGGCCAGCATCTGGCCCACCTCGCGGAAGTCGGGCACGTTGGTTCCCTGCAGCAGGTCGGCGGTCATGCGGCGTCTCCCAGTGCGAGGCCAGGTTGTGCGGCCTTGATGCGGGCCATGGCAATGGCTGCGTATTCTGGGTTCAGCTCGCAGCCCAGCCACTGCCGGCCGAGACGTTCGGAAACCACTGCGGTCGTGCCAGCGCCCATGAACGGGTCCAGAACCAGCCCGCCAGCAGGTGCGCCGGCCAGGATGCATGGCTCGATCAGCTGTTCGGGGAAGGTGGCGAAGTGCGCTTCATTGAATGGCGTGGTGGCCACGTACCAGACGCTGCGTTTGCGGCGTTTCTGGGACGTTGCGCGGAATGCCTCACGCCCGGGCAGTGCATTGGTCTTGCCATCAAAGCCGCCACGCGGCACTGATGGGCGAAGTCGGGACTGCGCAGGCTGCCCAGGTACGGGCCCCCCGTTCGGCGGGTAATTGTTGCCGCCGGCAGATGGCTCCTTGATCGCCTCCGTATCGAAGTAGTACCGCGGCGACTTGGATAGTAGGAACAGGTATTCATGCGCCTTCGTGCAGCGGTCGGTGACGCTCTCAGGCATCGGGTTTGGCTTGGCCCAGATAATGTCCTGCCGCAGGAACCAGCCGTCGTCCTGCAGCGCGAACGCAACACGCCACGGAATGCCGATCATCTGCTTGGGTGCCAAGCCCTGCACGCTGATGCGCCCTCCCATCGCTCCGAGGGCGCCCAGCGCCGCGGAGCGATTGCGGCCGGTGTTGCCTTCCAGAGTCACCGCCGCGCCTTCCTGACCACGGCCGGACTGCGTGTAGGTATCGCCCAGGTTGAGCCAGAGCGTGCCGTCGTCACGTAGCAGGCGGCGCACCTCGCGGAAGACTGCGACCAAGCGCGCCACGTACTCGGCCGGCGTGTTTTCCAAGCCGATCTGCCCGTCCATACCGTAGTCGCGCAGGCCGTAGTAAGGCGGGCTGGTGACGCAGGTCTGCATCGAGCCTGCTGCCATGCCGCGCATTACCTCCAGGCAATCTCCGACATGGATGTTGGCTCCGGCGATAGGGTTACCCATGGGCGGTCTCCTGGTGATGGCAAGCCATGGCAGAATGCCGGCCAGTCCATAGGGGGAACTGCAGTTGGCCGAATTCCAGTATTTGACTCCATGCATTGAGAGCAGCGCTGCCTGCAACCTTGATTGGACGGCCGTATCTGCCATAGGCGGCTGGGCTGCTGCGGTCGGTACCGTTCTTGCAGTGATTGTCGCGCTCTGGAGCTACGGTGCCCAAGCGAGGGCGATTGAAAAAGCAGACGCACGCGCAGCCGTCCGTTTGGCTCTGGCTTTCGGGAAGGAGTTGGCTTTCGCCCGCCGTCTGCTCGTAGTGAAACTGCTCGATTGGGACCCCTCTGACTTCCCTACCACGACGCCGATTATTCTGGAATCCTTCGTTGCTGAGAGGCCGTTCCCTGATCTGATTTTCCTGCGTTCCTGCACAGATCGCCTTCAGGGCTTTAAGGATGAAGATGCTTTTGCGTTGCTCTCGGTACTTACCGCTTGGCAGTTCTTCAACAATGGACCCGGCCTTGAGGTTGTCGAGATCAAAGCTCATCCCCCAGCCGAGCAGGAAAGAATCGCAGGGAACAGGGTCAAGTTCGGGCTTGAGCTCCTCGATTTGATTAATGGAACCATCAATAGAATGGCGACCTACTACGAAAGCCATGGCTCTATTACCGGTACAAGTTTCGAGACGCTTCCTAAGCGAGCGGAGGAGAAACTGGCGGCGATGCGTAAGAGGCTGAGCATCTAGAGTCCTGTCAATCACTGCCCACCTCCTTGGCCTCGTGCGCCTGCAGCCGGCTGTGCAGATTCTTCGCGAACTTGGCGGCAACGCTGTCGAGATTGCTGCTAGCGACAGCGCCGAGGGCGGCCATAGCCAGGTCATCAGAGGTCGCCAGCGGCGCACCCGGCACCACGGTGACCACGCTGCCCGGGTCGTCGGCTTCGACGGCGACGATCCCAGCCTCGGCCATGCGCTTGCGGTCTGCAGCGGTCAGCTGCCCGCGCGGGAAGATGATGATCCGGCTCATCAGCCCACCGCCTTGCAGTCGATCAGGGCCTGCTCAGCGCAGCTCGCGCGGCTGCCGGCATACGCACGGATCTCACCGGCCGTTTCGAGGAACTCGGTTCCCTTGGTTGAATCGGCAATCGTCCGGAGCGACCGCGCTGCAGCCTGCAGTGCCTCGCGTACCGGCCCCAGGTCCACGGCCTGCTCGGGCATGGCTGCATAGAGCGGGATCGGGGGCTCATCGTCGTCGCAGTAGGCAGCTGCTTCGCTGAAGGTTGGGTAGAGCATCGGCTCATCGTGATGCGTCATCCACGCCACCGCCTGCCCAGCGACAACGGTCAAGGGATTCTTGACAGCTGCGCCCACCGGTTCGCGGGCGTCGAGGGCGGCAGCTACGTCCTGAGCGAACGCCAGCAGTCCCCCACGATCCAGCACGCGCATGCCGTCTTCTCTGCTTTCCTCGGCGTGCACGTCGGCCAGCGAAAGCACGTGGTCCAGATCCAGCGCATCCCCCTGACCGGCCGGGGAGGGCTGTATGCACGTCTGGCCGATTACCTCCGACCATCGCTGCAGGTGGTTCGGTTCAGTCATCCCCTTCACCTTCTCCGCCAGCTCCATCAGGTTCAGGCCCGGCTGGCCGAACAGGACCTGGCCCATCTCCGCGACCAGGCGTTGGGCTGCGCCGTCTGCCATGTTGGTGTTCATGCGTGGGTCTCCAGAAGGAAGTTGGGGTCGATCTGCCAGCCTGCCTCGCGGGCTCCAAGCAGGCGCAGCTCGTTGGTGTCGAACTCGTCCAGCCCGAGCAGCTTTGCCGCGAGCTCGATGTGGGTGGGGGAGATGGGCCGGTCGCGGTAAAAGAGGTCGTAGACGTTATGCTTCGAGCAGCCCCACGCCTCAGCCAGGTCCTGCAGGCGCCTGCCTTCTTCCACCAGATGGCGCTTCAGGTGCGCGCGCACGCTGTCGACCGAGCGGGGAATGCGGATGGGCCGGCCGCCGGCGGCCATGCCGTTGTGGGCGTGCTGGCGACGGGCGCTCATGCGGCGTCCCTCATCAGGCCCAGGGCCAGCGCCTTCGCGGTGCGGTTCGGGACCGCGTTGCCGATCTGCTTGGTGATCTCGGTGGCGTTGCCAGCGAAGTCGTATACCTCGCCCTCGTCATCGAACGACGTGGCTCGGGCCAGCTCGCGCCAGTGGAGCATCCGGTAGTTGATGTCGATGCGGACCTCGTCGGCGACGTCTGCTGCAGCTGCAGCCAGCCCCAGCTCGCCCCGGTTGGCGCCGGTGATGGTCGGCAGCGGCTCATCTACGCCGCGCACGCGCTCGCCGCCGTGGTGGGTGACCGGCATGGTGAACGGCTCGGCCAACGCCAGCGATTCGGAGCAGGTGATGGTGGGCATGGGCTCGCTGGCCGGGCGCGTGTCGCCAGTCCGGCCGGTGCCGACGTTGCCGCGCATGACTATGGGCTCAGCCAGAGCCATCTCGTTCGATCCGGTCAGGGCCGGCATCGGCGCGTCAGCATCCAGCACGCGGCTCACGGGATTGCGGCCGTCGCTGTCGCCGTGCCCGGCGCGCATCAGCACAGGCTCGGCCAAGCCGAAGCGGGCCTTGGTGGTCACCGACGGCACAGGCTCGCCCACCGACGACGCGGTCAGGCCCGAGCCGCCACCGTAGTACGGGGCCACCAGCGGCACAGCCAGCGCCTGGTCGCCGCCCTTGGCGGTGGTCACCGTGCGAATCGGATCAGCGGCAGAGCGCGGCACGCCGGCGCTGCTGGTGTTCGACGTGGGCACGATGATCGGCTCCACCAGCTGCGGCCGTGCGCAGCCGGGGCGCTCGGCACCCGCGCCGCCGGTGGTGATGGTCGGGAGCGGCTGGTCCAGGTCGCGCGCTGCGCCGCCGCTGCTGGTGGCCAGCACCAGCCCGACGTGGCTGCCGCCGGCGGTCAGCGTGGGCAGCGGTTCGTCGGTGGACTTCGCCGTGGACTGCAGGTGCTGCTCGCTGGTGCCGCGCAGGTGGACCAGCATCGGATCCGCGCTGACCAGACCCAAGGCCACCGCCTCGTCGCGGCTGAACACCAGTCGCGGGGCCTGGCCATCGAGCAAGGCCTGCACGGCATCGATGTAGGGCCGGGGCCAGCTGTATTTAACTGCGCCCGCCAGGATCCGCCGCAGGGTGTTCGGCTTCAGCGGCTTGGTGCGGGTGAAGATGCTCTTGCCGGTCATGGTCCAGTCGATGACCTCGCGTGCACCGCGCCAGCGCGGCCGGCTGCCGAGCAAGTCGGTACCGCCCACGCGATCGTGTGTGAACTCCGGCCAGGACAGGCGCTTGCCGTCGCTGCGGCCGATCAGGAAGAAGCGGCGACGGGTGGTCGGGTCGCCGAAGTCGGCGCAGCAGACGACCTTCCAGTCCACCTTGAAGCCCACGGCCTCCAGGGCGGCAACCCATGCGCGGAAGTACTCGCCGCGGCGCGACTTGATCGGCCGGCCGGTGACCAGGCTGCAGGGGCCCCAGTCCATGAATTCCGGCACGTTCTCCACCAGCACGCGCGCCACGCGCAGTTCCGTGCACCAGCGCACGACGTGCCAAGGATCCATGCGTTGCTGGTCGTGCACCGGCCGGCCGCCGCGCGCGCGGCTGTGGAACACGCAGGAGGGTGCCGCGGTGAGCAGATCCAGCCTGCCCTCGGGAACGATCGTCAACGGCAGTGCCGACTCCAAGTCGGCACAGTGGATGCGGTCGGCGTGTTCCTTGTGGTTGCGGCGGTTGGTCTCGATGGCGACCGGCCAGTGGTTCACGCCGATCATCTGGACCGGCAGGCCCAGCTGGCGCATCGCGCGGGCCGTGCCGTTGGACAGGCCGCCGGCGCCGCAGAACAGGTCGGCCACCAGCATCGGGCGGGTCTTGCGCGGCATGCGGATCTCGGGGGCGCGGGAGCCGTCAGCCATCAGAAGTCCTCCATGGCGAACAGTCGCGGGAAGGAGCCGCCGGCGGCCACCTCGATAGCCAGCTGCTCGCGGAAGGTGCGCTTCTGGCCAGTCGGCTGACCGTCTTCATCGCTGTCGGAGAAGTTCAGCGAGTCGAGGTCGGCATCGACCAGTTCGATGGCATTGGTCACGTCTTCATCGTCCAGCCCGTATTCCTCCTGGGCGGCCCTGACCACGGAAGCGAGGTCAGTGCCCATCCACCATTCGGTCTCGGTGACGGCGAAGATCTTGATGGTTGCGGTATCAGTCACGGGATGCTCCTGTCAGGTCGGCGCGCAGCTGCTCAACGCGCGTGCGCCAGTAGTCGATGGTTTCGTCGCTGCTGCTGCGCAGCGCTTCGTGGTGCCCGAGGGCAGAGGCGGCGGTGACCAGGTCATCGACCAGGCCCGGCCGGGTGGTGCTGGTGCTGCCGCCGGCGCGCAGCGTGGCCACTTCGGCCTGCAGTTGCTCGATCTGCTCGTTCGCCTGGGTCAGCCACTGCCGATAGGCATCCTTGGTCGGCTGCCGCATCCGAGACGGAACGCCCGGATCCTTCGGCGCCGGCACCAGCACCAGGCCGCTCACCCCCGGGCCTCGCGGCGGGCTTCGGCCAAGATCTCGCGCAGGTCGTCCTGCACCTTGCGGTCCTCGCCTTGGGCCACGGCGGCGGCCAGAGCGCGCTCCAGCGCGTAGACCCGGTCGTTCGGATGGATGTAGGTCATGGCAGAATCGGCTCCAACAAGGACAGGGGGTGACGCCAATGGGCTGGTTTGATCGGTTGTGGGCGATGAGGGACGGAGTCAGCCAGTGCTGGATCGTCGGCGAGCGATGTGCGATCGACTGGGAAGCTTGGTCTGCCATCGGGACGCTGCTGGCTGTCGTCGTTGCGCTTCGTATCGCGAACAAGGACAAAGTTCGTCGCTGGGCTGAAACCGATGCTCGGGCCGGTGTGGCTTACGCCAAGCTTTTGGTTCCAATCCAAGAGTGGACAGACAACATCAACCGCTACTCGCAGATGCTGCAGACGGATTCCTCGGAATGCTTGAGCACGGAAGCGAGCGCCTACTCCACCAAGGTTCCTAGCGAGGTGCTGCAATCCGCCGGGGATATGCGGGATCTCGGACCTGCGGCGGAGCCTCTTCTGGATGCGATTTTCCGCATGCAGGAAGCTGATGCCCTGCAGAAAGATGTGGACAAGCTCTTCGCCGATCCTGACCTGCACACGACGATCTGGGGCATCGATGTCATGGATCGATTCGCTTGGTCCTTTGTGTCCGCTTGCCGCGCGGCCTGCGCCGCGCGCATGCTCATGGAAATTCGCCTCAACCGAGTCAATTCCAAGACGCCCTGGAAGACGCGGTACATCGACGTTGCTGCCGCCAGTTACGCGAAGCGCGGCGTCCAGCTTCCATTGCAGCGAGGTCCACGATGGCTGCCCACGTGGATGGTTTCCCGGCTTCTGAGATGGGATGCTTGGCGCCGAGAAGTGAAGCCGTACCGCGGCGAATAGCTCTTGCAGATTCACGCCGCCACCCCCATCGCCACCAGGTCGATGTCGTCCACCTTGTCGCGCAGGTAGCGGCGCGCGCGGCGCAGGTGCCCGGCGATCACCGCCCGGTCCTCATGGGCGAAGAAGGTCAGCACGTGCATGTGCAGCGCACGGCGGTGGTCCCGGCGGTACAGGCGCCAGGTGACGGCGCTGCCGTCGGTAGTAGGAAACCGGCCCCAGGCGAAGCCCAGGGTTTCCTTGGGCGCGCGGCGGGCGATGTGGCGGCTCATGTTGCGTTCCCCAAGGCGAGCTGCACGTCAGCTGCAAGCTGCTGAACCTCTACGCTGCCGAACAGGGCGTCGTAGTTCCAGGTGCAGTCGCGAAACACCCGCCCATCTTCGAAGTCGGTCAAGCCGTCGATGACATCGTTGATGATCGCCTTGTCCTCATCGGTCTCCATGGTGAAGCGGTCCACTGCGTTACGCACTCGCCAGGGACCCTCGCTCCAGTCGCAGCGTGTCTGCTGCATGGCCACCGCCAAGTCGAGGCGCTGGTTGCGGCTACGGAGCGCTTCCAGCACGTCGGCCCAGCTCGATTCGATCGGCAGCTCGTACCGCAGGAGGATCGCTGCGAGCTCCATGTCGGCCTTCCGCCGCTCGACCTCAGCCTGGCGCTCCCGCTCGGCCGCCGCAGCGCTGCGGGCGTCTGCCTCAGCGGCCTGCGCCTCGTACGCGCGGTACCGCTCAAGCAGCTGGGCATGCTGCTGCTGGCGGTAGGTCCAGCCATCATCGACCTTGACCTCGCGGCGCAGGTCGGTGAGGTATCCAGCGTCGTGGCTGATCGTCTTGGGATAGCGAGACCGCGAGCGGCTGTCACGCTCGCTCCAGCGCTTCGGCATCCCGATGTCATCCATCAGCGAGGTGATCCGCTCGACGATGGCCAGGTTGTTCTCGATCGCTGGCAGGTTCGACTCGTGGGTTGCCTTGTCGGCCTCGAATGCCTTGGCCAGCTGCTGCATGGCATGCGCCGCGACGGACGCTGCCTTGGGTTTCGACCAGCGGGACAGGTCGTTCTCGTACGACTGCGGGCTCGCCATGACATTGCCGAGCGCCGTGCACATCGTGATCTGCATGATCTTCATGCTTTGATTCCTTCGTAGACCCAGCGGCGCACGGTCCCGAACGGGACACCCAGCGCGGCGCTGATCTGGTTGACGGTGTTGCCGCTGGCCCGGAGCTGCCGGGCGCGGCGTTTGGTGGTGGCCGGCCAGTACCGGCCGTGAGGCTGGCGCGGTACCGGCATGCCCTGGCAGCGGGCCATGTCCTGGACCGCGCGGGGCGAGCGCCCGAGGGCCGCCGCGACAGTCATCGCGTCGCGGCCCTCCATCTGGCGCAGAACCCGCAGTTCGCTGGTGCGCCAGAGTTCCATCAGGCGGCCAGCGGGTAGCTGTTGGCCGCGTCCTGCAGGCCGTCGATCATGGCCCGGCACATGGCCGGGAACTGCGCCTGGTCGTACAGCTTGGCCGCGCCGGTGGCGTTGATCGGCTTGAACCCCAGCAGGGCCAGCCCATCGGCGCTGATCGAGAGCGGGGCGATGCGCGCGTTGATGTCGCCCAGCTTGATCTTGACCACCTCGCGCGGTGCGGCGGCCGGTGCCGGTGCGCTGGCCACTGCCGTCGGCGCGGTGCGCACCGGTGCCGCTGCCGCCGCGGCTGCCACGGGCCCAGTCTGCTGCTCGGCCGCTGCCGGCTGTGCCGCCTGAGCTGCCTGGGCGGCCTGCTCAGCTGCAGCAGCCGCCACGTCGTCGGCTGCCTTCTTCTGGGCGCGGGCCTCCTCCTCCTTCCGGATCTTCTCGCGCTCGTCGTCCAGACGTTGCTGCTCGGCCTGCTGGTGCTGGCTGATGCGCGCGGCCATCAGGTTCCGGAGGTCTTCCGGCGACTTCGTGGAGCACAGCTGCACGGCGTCGGGGAACAGGGCTGCATAGCTGCCCATCTCCAGATCCATGACCCGGATGTTCGCCCGGATGCGGTCGGCCGCCTGGCTGGCGGTGATCTTTGCGTTGTTGGCGACCGTATCGACGGCGTCCTGCATGCTGGAGAAGGAGCGCTTGCCCTTGATCGCGGCCTGCAGATCGGCGATCAGCGTCGCGGGCATTGGCACGGCGTGCGCGCCCAGCGTCTCGTTGATCGCGTGGATGTGGTCGATCACCGCGCGGCGGGCGGTGTTGCCGATTTCCGTGCGGCGCTCTTCCTTCCGCTTCGCCACCAACTTGTCCAGCTCCAGGCGGATCTTGCGCGTCTCGGCGGCCACGTCGTCCATCGTGCGGAACACCGCATCGATGTCCGCCGTCTGGCCCAGCACCTGCTGCTTCGTTGCCTCGATGCGCTCCTCGACGCCCTTGCACCAGGTGACCGTCTTCTCGGCATTGGCGAAGTCCTCATCGGACTGCAGTTCCCGATTGATCGCGCCCAGCACCGACAGCGCGTTCTCCTTGAACTCGGCCAGGTTGGAGGCGGTGACCATGCCCGTGACCTGGATGCTGAGCGCCGGCAGCGTCTCCGGTGCGCGGCCGACCGGCACAGGTTCGGTGGCCGGGCTGGGCTCGAAAGCCGCCACGTCGGCTTCCAGCTGGGCCCAGCCTGCGACGATGCGCGCGCGCAGCTCCGGATTCGGCGTGTACCAGCAGTGCCGCTCCTCGACCAGCTGCCAGCCGCCCGACGCCTGCCGCCACTCGGATGCCATGAAGAACACGCGCTCGCATGCGGAGACCATCGCCTGGTGCTCCATCTGGATCTGGTACATCAACGGCAGGTCGGTACCGGTGCAGCCGTCGAACATCGCATCGCGCAGGGCTTGGTTCAGGCGCTTGTGCTCCCAGGCGATGTCCTCGAGCAGGGTCAGGCCGTCGAAGCTGGCCGAGTACTTCCCGGAGACGCCGGTGACCGGGTACAGCTCCTGGCCAATCAGCTCCTCGGCAATAGCACGGGCCTGTGCCTCGAACTCATGGCCCGGGTCGATGACGCGCTCCTGCACGAAGTCGCTGAACTCGCGCGGCACGCCTGCAGCCAGCTCCCGGATCAGATCGGTGCGGGTATGGTTCGTGGAGGCACCGAGCATCGCCGGCGCGTCGCTGGCATTGAGGTGCTGCGCGCGGTGCGCATGCCATTCCTGCGTGCCCTGGATGTAGTCGACGGTGATCATTCGGCAACCTCCTCAGCCACGGCCGGGCCGGCCTGCTGCGATCCTTCGGGCTTCTCGGCGAGGCCGAGGATCTGATTCTTCTGCGCGTCGTTGAGCGTGCCCTTCGTCTGCGCCATCGTGATGATGGCCTCGGGCGTCTTCTTGCCAGCCTTGATGGCGGCTTCCCACTGCGGCAACGCTGCGGCGAACGCTTCATCGGTGTAGGCAGCCAGCGCCTTCTTCTGGACGGCGGGGGCGCCCTCGGTGGCAAAGGCATCTTCCGGGGTGGTGTCGCCTTCCTTGATGGCGGTGACGATGCCGCGCAGCAGGACCAGGTGCTCCAGACCGATGTCTTCGACACCGGCCACGCCCAGCTTCGCGCAGACCTGCTCGGCGGTGACGCCGAAGCGCTGGAAGTGGGCGAGGGCATCGGCGCGGCGGTTGGCCAGCGTCTTGATGTCGCCCATGATCACCTTCCGGGCTTCGACGTACATGTCCTCCCAGAAGGCCTTGGGCACGCCCTTCAGCACCGCATTGCGTAGCGCGATGGAGCAGGCCGCATTCGCGGTCACGCCGATCATGTCGGGCTTGAAGCGACGCCCCTGGCGGTCCACGATCCGGCGCTGCACCTCGTAGGTGATGGCGACGTTCCGCTCCAGATCGTGGAACACGCCCTGGGCGATGATGAACTCGCCCTTGTCATCGATGACGCGGGCTCCAGCGCGGTTGTTGCCCCAGGCAGAGGCGATCACCTCGGCGAAGCGGGCAGAAGGGCCTTCGATGGTCTTGCCGTCGCGCGGCAGCGCATAGACGCACTGCTCAGCGATGCTCTGGCTGAGGGTGACCATCTGGATGGCTTCGTCGCGGAACTTCTTCAGCGAGCGGGGGAAGCGGCGGGCGGTGCTGATCTGCTGCTCGATCTCCGAGCGATTGATCATCGCGGCCATGCCCTCCTCGGGGACGAGCTGGCCTTCCTGTACCTGGGCATTCATGGGCGGAATCTCCGGCCGGCATGGCCGGCGTTGTGGGAATTGGTACCGCTGTCGGGAGTCGAACCGAGGGACCGTCGTCCCCGAACCTCCGGGTTAAGTACCCGGTGCTCTACCGAGAGCTGCAGCGGTGTGGTTGCCGGTCTTTCCCGGCTGTCAGCGGCGTTGCATCCGCACCACTCGTTGACCCATGAGCTTTCGCTGGGGCGGGTTACGTCTCCCGCGCGGCCCGCTGCTGCAGCAGCCCCGCCGTCTGGGTTCGGTCAGGCGGCCTGCTGCTGCTCGGCGACCTTGTGGTACGGGTACTTCTCCGGGAACGGCTTGATGTACGCGCCGAAGTGCTTCCCGATGGACTCGGCGTCTTTGAACGCCTGGAACTCCTCGGCGCTGAAGTTGGCGTAGTGGTAGACCGAGCCCGGGCCGCGCGCATCGCCGCTGCCGCGCTTGAAGCAGATGGCGAGGGTGTTGGTGGCGGCGTCGTGGCCGATGCTGTGGATCTGCGAGCTGTCGACGTCGAACAGCTGGATGCGGCCGGTGGCCGGGGTGGTGCTGGTCATGTTGTGCTCCAGGGCGGGTAGAGGGTTGCCCGTCTTTCCGGGCTGTCAGCCTTGCGCCACAGGGGGGAAGCGCAGGGCAGGGGGATCAGTAGTCGGTGCTGGCCAGGAAGCCCGGCTGGTCGCCGTGCTCAACCAAGAACTGGCGGATCGAGGTCATCTCGCCGGTGGGCTGCTCGTCCTTATCGAAGGCCGGGATGGGCTTGTCGATGTCGGCGTCGGAGAGCTCGATGGGATAGCCGGCCTCGACTTCCACGTCTTCGCTGCAGTGTTCGAGGTATGCCTGGACCGCTTCTTCGGCAGTGGCTGCGGCATAGAGGTCGCTGTCATTGACGGCGTACGCTTTCAACATGGTCTTTCTCCTGGATCAGGCAGCGAGGTCTTCCTGCTGCTGGGACTGCGCACGCGGCGGGGTCAGGGTGATGCGGACGTTCTCGCGCACCAGGGCATCGGCCAGTTCGGCAATCTCGTCCGTGGTCAGCTCGGACGAGATGACGAAGCCGAGCACCACGCTGCCGCCTTCGAGAGGCTGGATAGTCAGCTTCTTCAGGGTTGCGCCCACCAGGACGATGGGCTCCACGGTGGAATCGTCGTAGGTGTCTTCGATGGTCAGCTCGTAGCCGGTGAACTTGTGGCTCACGGCCACGGGGCTCAGGCCGGGATGACGCACCACCACCATGCCGTCGATGATCTGCGCCGAACGGGCCTTCTGTTCGTGGTCGAAGTCGAGCTGGTCGCCCTTGACCTGCTTGCGGAACAGGCTCTGCCGCAGGCCCGGTTCGATGGTTTCGAGAATGGTGTTCGGGACCGTGCACGCAATGGCCAGGTCACCAGCAAGCACGCGGTCTTTGCCGTGCTTCTGGATACGCTGGTTGACGTTGCGGACGGTTGCTTCGTGACGTTCAAGCTGCAACATGTGGACCTCGTCGGTTGAGCCGGCCGGGCCGGCAGTGGCTTACTGCAGGTCTTCCGCCGGCTCGGTCACGGCGGGGCAATGGCTGCTGGTGGAAGGGGACAGCAGTTCGATCAGGTGGATCCACGCGCCGCCGATCACCCAGACCACCCATGCGGCGAACGCGCCGGCGGCGAAGACAGTGGCGAGCACGTCGCGGAAGATGAAGATGGCGGCGATGGAGACGCCCAGCAGCACGCCCAGGGCGAACACGGCGAGCACTGCAGCAAGCTGTGCGCGGCTCACTGGAACACCGCCTGGAGCATGTCCTGCAGGATCAGCGTGCCGGCAATGCCGACGATCAGGCCCATGACCGCGCCGTAGGCCATGAACTCGACCGACATGCTGGCGGTCTCCGCCTTCAGCAGATCCTCGAACTGGGACGTCTTGTCGCTCATGCGGCCTCCGGGCCAGGTTGGTTGGTGAATTCGTCGCGGAACTGGCGGCGCAGGCGCAGTGCGTTGTCGACCACGGACAGGCCACGGTTGCCGCGGCGCTGCTCGGCGTTGAGGCGGCGGAACAGCGGCGCCGGGCTGAGGCCGGTGCTCGCGATCGCATCGCGCACGGCCTGGAACTCGCGGATCTGGCGAACGTTGGTGCTCATGCGGCTTCTCCTTGGACGTTGTCGAAGGGACTGAACGGCGAACAGGAACGGGACACGTGCAATCTCATCGGCGAGGACCAGTGCAGGCTGGCTCCGCCGCCTCCGAGGCGATTCCCTCGTGGGTCTTCTGCTTCCAGTGGTGCCACTCGGCACCGTCGAACCCGCAGTGGATGCAGACAGCGTCCTCATCGAGCTCATGCGCGAGGAGTTCGGACTCGACGCTCACGCCGCCACCTGCATGTCGGCGTCCAGAGCAAACGGGTTGGGCAGGGCGCGGCAGGTATCGATCAGCGCCTGGCGGCGCTTGCGCATCGACTCGACCTTGCTCAGGTCCGTGCCGGTGTCGGAGATCTCATCGGGGAAGCCGATCAGCACCAGCTCATGGCGGCGGGCCGCTTCCCAAGCCATCTCATCGGTGGCGCCGGCAAACAGCGCAGCGCGGTAGGCGCTGTCCACGCCGGGCATGTTCAGGCCGGTGGCCTTCAGGTTGCCGATGACGACCGGAATGTTCCGGCGCTGGCGGCGAACATCTGCCTCGGGGTGGAGGTCCTGGGCAGCTGGGTTGTGGGCGGTGTGGTCCATCTCGGGCTCCGGCGGTCCAGCACGGTGCTGGTCGACGGAAGCGAGTAAATCACCGTTTACCGATAGGAGTCAACGACAATTTACTTTCGGGACATAAAAAATCCTGAACGGTCGCAATATCCATTCAGGATCTTGTTGGGGGAAGGCTTAGAGCGCTGGTTCTATCACCGGGAACTCTTCCAACGACGTGTAGAGCCTGTAGGGCTGAGTTGCACCGGCCTGGACAAAGATTTCGGTGGACCGGCGCCTTGAAGCGTTGGCCTGCTCCGACTGAAGCACCTTGCACAGACCTCGCCCTTGAACTGGCGTTGCGGTGAGAACGTGACGACCTTCAGGCAGCAACACGGTCAAACGTTCCGCTCGATCGAGGTGCGCTGCGATCTTCCCGTCCACCATGACGCCCAGATAGCAGCCGCCGCCGACGAAGCCAACGTCCCGGGTCACTGTGACGGTGCCGGCAGGGCCCTGCACCTGTTCAAGGGGGAACACCCTTTCGGCAGGTGCATCCTTGACCGCGGCCGGGGGCGCCTGCTTCGTGGGCATGCAACCGGTAAGTGTCAGGAGCAGGAGGGGAATCGCGAGAGATTTCATGGCAATGGTCCTTCAGCCGTAGTGGGCGCGGAGCAAGCCCGCGTCGTGGAATGATATTCCTTCACGCAGACATTCTTCCGCCCGCTCCATGTCCTTGTGCAACTGGATCAGATCCTCATGCGGGAGGCTCTCGATGCCGGCCACGCCGCGGCAGGCCTGGTCGATGATGTGCTGGCCGGCCTCGCCGCAGCGCCGCCGGATGTTACGGATCATCCGGCAATGCCATTCGGTCATGATCGCGGTCTGCCCGCGGCAGCCGGTCGCTAGGATCTCATCCGGATCAATGGCCTTGGTTCCGCGCACCAGGTGCAGGGCAGGGCGTGTGGCTGGGGCTTCAGACCTCAGTTGCTCGGTTCTAGCGGCGAGCCGCTGTGCCAGTTCCTCGAACTTCTTGTTGCTCATCCTTCGACCCCCTGAGGCGCTTAGACAGTAGCTTCGTCAGGTCGAGGACGTTGTTGGGCGCTGATGGCTCACCGAACTCCTCCACGACCATGTAAGCGGTCTCCAGGAGGATCGGATCGTGCACCCATTCCGGTGGATCGTTGACCAGCTCCAGGTAGTGCGTAAGCACGTTGACCGCTGAGGCGATCTTGTCGAAGTCCGGTCGCGAATCCTGAGACGGGGCATCGAAGCGATTCCCTTTTCCCGTGATGAGCCATTCCGCGCTGACGCCATAGTGACGCGCCCAGCGAAGAAGCGGCAGAGCTCCAGGCTCCTTGGTCACGCCCTTTTCGATCTGGGACATGGACTGCTTGGTGGTCTCGGCCACGGCACCAGCCTGCTCAAGGGTCAGGCCCTTGGCCAGGCGGAGTTCTCGCAGTCGTTCACCAATGCTCATGTCAACCATTGTTGACGGCAGGTGGTAAATAGTGGTTGACGTCATTTGGTAAACGATGGTTTACTCGCAGCCATGAACGAGCCCATCACCAAAGCAATGGCGAAGACGGCCCTGGGCTTTGCTCAGGACACCCAGCTCGCGACCTTCTTCCAGACCACCAAGCAGGCAGTAGGACGGTGGGATGAGGACGAGCCGCTGCCCGAAGGCCGGCAGTGGCAGGCGAGGGCGCTGCGTCCCGACCTGTTCGGCGACTTCCGGCAGCCGCCGGCGAACGATCCCGAGCAGCACGACCAGGCTGCCTGAGCTCGATCTATGCCCCTCTCCAGCTTTCCCGTGCGTGTGGTGACCGCGGGCCTGGCGCTGGAGAGGGGCGCCTTTCTTCCCTGAGTTGATTTCGTCCATGGCGCTGATGGTGCGCCGCAGTCGCCGCCCCGTCTCCAATCGAGAAAACCGCCCATGAATGTCACCGATGCCGCCTACGACACCGTCCACCAGCAACCCGGTGGCAGCGAGGCTCTCGCGCCCAGGATGGGCATGTCCGCCGCGACCCTGCGCGGCAAGGTCAACCCGAACACCGACCGCAACCTGCTGAGTCTGCAGGAGGCGGACATGCTGATGGCCAGGACCGGCGACTACCGGATCCTGCACGCCTTGTGCGCGGAGCATGGTTTCGTTGCCCAGCGCGTTGAGGCACCGGAATCGGGCAGCCTGATTACCGCTCTGCTGGCCGCTGCCGCTGCGAAGGGCGATCTGGCTGAGATGGTCTCCGACGCCATGGTCGACAACCGCATCACCCCCAACGAGGCGGATGAGATCTCCCGGGCCTGCCAGAAGGTGATGGCGGCGCTGGTGCAGGTGAGCCAGCACGCCGAGGCAGCTTCGGAGCGAGGTGGGGTATGAACGCCACCGCCAAGGCCATGATCCATGTCCGGCAGATCTGGTATTTGGCCGGCTGCCTGCTGGTGCTGCGGGAGGATGCATGAGCACTGACGCACGCCTCAGCACAGGGCTGCCGGGCCACCCGAAGACGAAGAAGCTAGTGCGCCGGCTCGGCCCCGCCGCCGGCTGGTCCCTGGTGTGCCTGATCCTCTGGGCGAGGTCGAGCCGCCCCGATGGAGATCTCAGTGGCATGACGGCCGAGGACATCGAGCTGGCTGCCGACTGGGCAGGCGAGAATGATGCGCTGGTGCGCGAACTGGCCTCGGTTGGGTTCCTCGATGGCAGCGAGGGCGCCTATCAGTTGCATGACTGGGCTGAGCACCAGCCGTGGTCCGCCGGTGCTGAGGCCCGTTCCGACAAGGCGAAGTGGGCAGCATTGTGCCGTCGCCACGGGCGTCAGGAAGCCACGCGCCTCATGCCAGAATATGCCGCTAAGCTGCTACAAGCACAGGGCGAGCAGGAGGATGGTCTGCTAGTAGCAGGTTCAAACCTGCCAGTAGCAGGTTCTAGCACTGCCCCGTCTCCGAATCCGTCTCCGTCTCCGAATCCGTCTCCACAAGAAGAAACCCCCCATACCCCCCCGGCTGCCGCCGGTGGGGCGCAAGTTGGGGAATCTGGTCAGGGCAAGGCCACCCGCCAGAAGCGTGAGAAGGTCACCTTCAGCGCCTTCATCGACGCCTGCCGGGCTGCCGGCGAGCGGCCGATCCGGACTGATGACCCGATCTTCGACTTCGCCGAGGACGCAGGTATCCCGCGCGAGTTCGTGGCGCTGGCCTGGCGCGAGTTCGCCATCAAGCACCGGGACAGCGGCAAGCTGCAGAAGGACTGGCGTGCCCACTTCCGCGATGCCGTGCGCCGGAACTGGTTCAAGATCTGGTGGTGCCCGCCGGCCGGCGGCTGTGAGCTGACGACGTCTGGCGTGCAGGTGAAGCGGGAACGCGACGCCGAGCGCGAACGTGAGCGGCAGGACCAGCTCGCCCAGCAGGAGCAGGCGGCGTGAGCGCAGTGCCCGACTACCTGGACAACGTTGCCCATCTGCGCGTGCCGCCGCACTCCGTGCCGGCCGAGCAGTCGGTCCTCGGCGCGCTGCTGCTGGTGGGCGAGTCGCTGGCTCAGGTCCGCGACCAGCTGGCGCCGGAGGACTTCTACCGTCGCGAGAACCAGCTGATCTACCAAGGCATCTGCGGCGTGGCCGACCTGAAGCGCGAGGTCGACGTGGTGACCGTGGGCGACTGGATCACGGCCAACGTCGAGATCGGCGCGCAGGAGCTGGTGGCCACCGTCTACGACCTGGCCGGCAGCACGCCGTCGGCGGCCAACGTCCGCGCCTATGCCGAGATCGTGCGCAACAAGGCGCTGCTGCGGCAGCTGATCGAGACGACCACCGACATCGCCGACAGCGCCTACGGCGCCAGCGACGACGAGGCGGAGGAGGTCGTGTCCGCCTCGGCGACGAAGCTGGCCAGCCTGACCGTGAAGTCGAGCGGCAGCGGCGGTCTGGTGATGGTGCGGAGCGGGGTCCAGAAGGCCTGGGACGAAATGGAAGCGCGCTACCACGGTGAGGGCACGCAGGGCCTGGTGCCGAAGTGGAGCAGCGTGCGCCGGAAGATTCCGTATCTGGAGCCGACCGACCTGATGGTGCTGGGCGCGCGCCCGGCCATGGGCAAGACCGCGCATGCCCTGAACTGGGCCGAGGATGCGGCTGCCGGCGGCAGGAACGTCGCGGCCTTCAGCCTGGAGATGTCCGCTTCCCAGTGGAGCCTGCGCCTCATGGCGGCGCACGCCGGCGTCGACCTCAACCGCATGCGCGAGAAGGGCGCGCTGGACAATGACGAATGGGCACGGCTCTCGCAGGCCCGGAACTATATCCAGTCGCTGCCGCTGGCCATCGATGACTGCGGCGCGCTGTCGGTTGATGCCCTGGCAGCGCGTGCCTCCCGCATGCACGCCAAGGTGCCGGGTGGCCTGGGCTTGATCGTCGTGGACTACCTGCAGCTGCTGACCGGCAAGGCCAAGTCGGAGAACCGGAACGAGGAGGTTTCGTACATCTCGCGCCGGCTGAAGGGTCTGGCCAAGGAACTGAACTGCCCGGTGATGGCGCTGTCGCAGCTCAACCGCGGTGTGGAAAGCAAGAACGATAAGCGCCCGAGCATGGCCGACCTGCGCGAGTCCGGCGCCATCGAGCAGGACGCCGACGTGATCGCGTTCCTCTACCGGGACGACTACTACAGCAAGGACGCCTGCGGCGCGCCCGGGATCTCCGAACTGATCGTGGCGAAGAACCGCCAGGGCGAGACCGGCACGTGCTACCTGCAGCACCGGCTGCAGTGCAGTGCCTTCGACGACTACAGCGGCCCCCGGCCGAACTACAGCCTCAAGGGCGTGGCCACTGCCGGCGGTGGCGACGACGACTTCGATGTCCCGTCGCCCGGCCGCCGCCGGCGCAGCCGCCGCGACCTGGCCGCAGGAGATGACGTATGACCGCGATGACAGCAGCTGCGCGGAAGATCCGCGCGAAGCGGGCCAGCCGGCCCATCTACGCCATTTGCCTGCGCCTGGTCGATCCGGCCACGGGCGAGGAGATTGGCGCGTTCGCCCCGAGCAACGACATCGATCGCAGGCTGGCCAAGGACCGCGGCTACCGCGTCGGCCATGAGTACCGCCTGGAGATCAAGGCTTCGCGCAATGGCGCGTTCCATCGGCTGGCCCATGTCATCGGGCACCTGCTGGTCGACAACGTCGAGGCGTTCCGTGACCTGGACGCGCATGCCGCGCTGAAGCAGGTACAGCTGGAGTCGGGCATCTGCTGCGATATGGTGGAGATGGACGCAAGCCCGGTGGTCAAGGCACTGCTGGATGCGGCGGAGACGGTGCTGGGCGCTGGGGCGCGGAAGGTGCTGGCGGCGGTATTGCCCGAGATCCGAACCATTCCGGTGAAGGTGGCCCAGTCCCTGGCCTTCGATTCGATGGAAGCGGAGGACTTCGCCGCCTTCTTCAAGGGCATCACCGCCTGGATCGGTGACCACTACGCGCACGTCATGTTGGACGACGTGCGCGCGGACTACTGGCGGATGGTCAACGGCCGACCGCAGGGGAACGCTGCATGAACCGCTTACGCCTCGGGCACTTCGGGCTTGCCGCTGAGCTTGGAAAGAATACGGGAAATCCATTCGCTAATAGAGCGCACATGATGTTCGTTCGCTACTGCCGCCGCCTCGTTGTAGTAAGCGATGAGGCTCTTTTCGACGTGCCGTATCTTCTGAATATGGCTGAGGTCTTCAGTCCACTTTTCGAGCTTTGCCACTTGATCCACGAGCATTCGAAGGGTGTGGCACGCGGCCGCCGCCGATTGGATGCTCGGCAGCAGCCTGGGATCAGGAAGTTCTTGAAGAAGCGCGGCATCAAGCGCCTTGGCCAGCTGGTCGAACCTATAAGCCACGGGGTACGCAACCGCCTTTATATCGGCGAGTCCTGCCATGCTGGTGGTCAGCGCCTTTTCGGCTGCCTGAGAAGCGCTGTCCAGCAGGGACACGTAGAAGTCAGCCCTGCGCTTTACCTGACGGAGTTCCTGCCTGTAGGAGATCCTTGCCGCGGCAAAAATCGCTACTGCAGACAGGATCGCCTGCCACCAGGCTGCCCATACCTCTGGCTTCATGCACGGAGCTTGGAAAATCCAAGGGCAGTAGAGCGGGTCAGCCATAAGAGCATCCAGTCCGTGGTAGGGGCGCAAGCATGAAGCGCGGACGATCCACAGGCAACCCGACCATCGCCCAGCAGCTGCGGATGGATGCCATAACCGAAATCGGCTGCATCGTCTGCGACGCCCTCGGCCACGGCTTTATGCCTTGCCAAGTTCACCACCTGCTGGTCGGCGGCAAGCATGGGCAGAAGCGGCGAGGCCATGACTACACCATCGGCCTGTGCCCATGGCACCACGTTGGGGAGCCGATGGCCGGCCTCAGCCACTCGGCCTGCACTGACCGGTATGGCCCCAGCTACGCCCGCGAACCTCGCCGGTTCCGGCAGGAGCTCGGTACCGACGACTACCTGCTGGACCTGCAGAACACCCTTATCGAACAGCACCTGGAGAAGACCTCATGGCGACCCGCCGCCTGATTATCAGCATCGACCCCGGCCGGACCGGCGCCATCGCGGCGCTGGTCGATGGAGCAGCAGGGCCGGTGATCGACATGCCCCTGCTGACCATCGGGGAGATCCAGGAAGTCGATGCCCGCGGCATCGCTCTGTTCATCCGCGCGGCGAAGGACCTGAACCCCGGCGCGGAGGTAGTGGGGGTGATCGAACGGGTGCGCGCGATGCCGCCCAAGAAGGGGCCGGACGGGAAGGAGGAGCGCAAGGCCGGTCCCCAGTCGTCGTTCAACTTCGGCGACCACTACGGCAAGGCCAAGGCGGCTTTCGAGCTGCTGGGCATTCCCTACATGCGGGCGGAGCCGGCCAGCTGGAAGCGCCGTTTCGGGCTGACCGGCCAGGACAAGGACGCCGCCCGCCTCCTGGCCATCCAACGTTTCCCGGCCGCCGCCATCCACCTGCAGCGGAAGAAGGACAACGGCCGGGCCGACGCGCTCCTCATTGGCCTCTGGGCCGAGCACCAGCTGGCCATGGGCCAGGCCGCCGCATGACCGGCGCCGAACTGCGCATGCAGAAGCGGTATCGGTCCTACGTTCAGAAGCACGGCCGTTGCTCGGTCTGTCAGTTCCGTGCAGCCGGTGCTGCGGGCTTCCACTGCAAGGGCTGGCCCGACCGGGCCGGTACCTGTGACACCGACAGCAAGCTGCCGGTTTTCCGATTCGATGACGCCGTACTGGAGGGCATGCGCGATGCGCAACTTTGATCCGCTGACCGAAGAACTGCGCCGCTGGGGCCACGCTCAGGTGAATCGGTTTGCCCTGAGCCGCGCCGACCGCAGTGCGCATGTGCTGGAGCGGGCTCGCGACATGGCACCGAAGACCCCTGAGCGTGCAATGCGTGATCTTGTGGATCGCGATGGCGGTGACCGCCGGCGTTTGATGGCCGCCGGCAGCGGGGTAAAGGGCCTGCGCGTCGTGCCACTGTGGGCTGCCGATCCGATACGAGCGGCCAACGACGCGGACCGCCCCCACGACAACCCTGAGATCGCGGTAGACCTTGGTGTCCCGGATGACCTTCGCTGGGTGGATCGCGCGCTCTCATCGCTGCAGCGGCAGAGCCTTCTGAGGTCGATCATCGTCAGGGTGGAGTTCACGAACTCAGTGAGCCAGGCGATCAAGGCTCGGATGGCATGCGAGCAGTTCGAGAAGGAGATGGCGCAGCGGCTTGGCATTGAGCCAGCAGGGCGGCAGCAGGGCGACCCTGTCGCGTTGACGGCACGCCAGTACCGCTACGAGCTTTCGAGGGCGATGGACCTCCTGCGAGGGATGAGGTGGGCAGAAGCCGCTTGACAGTGACGGCAGCAAATGGTCGAATTCTGCGACTGTCAAGAATTGTCCCCAAAGCCCCGGCCCTGCGCTGGGGCTTTTGCGTTTCCGCGACCCATAACACCGATCAACCACCGCGCCGAAACCCCCTCCGCTCGCCGTGAGGCGATTGGGGCTGGCGTCCACGCAGGCGGGCGGTCTGCGCACGGCCCTTGGAGGCCGGGCAGCGCCTAGGCAGCGGTGGTGATCGGCCCTACATCGGGATGAGTTGCCAGATGGGCGCTGGGCCGGACTGTAAATCCGGCGTCTTCGACTCGCGTGGTTCGACTCCACGTCATCCCACCACCTACGCCCGCAGCCCCCCGGACCAACCACACCGTGCAGCGAAGCCGGTCGAGGGGCGGGCACCCTACAAAACTGAGCGAGACGGGCATGAGCCAGTTCGACACGATCATCAATCGCGTGCTGGCCCATGAGGGCGGCTACGTCAACGACCCGCGCGACCCGGGTGGCGAAACCCAGTGGGGCATCAGTAAGCGCTCCTACCCCCAGCTCAACATCCGGACCCTGACCCGTCAGGACGCGGTGGAGATCTACCGCCGCGACTTCTGGAAGCGGGTGAGCGGTGACCAGCTGCCGCCGGCCTTCGCCTTCCAGGCGCTCGACGCGGCGGTGAATCACGGAATCGGCAACGCCGTTCGCTGGCTGCAGCGCGCCGCTGGCGTCGCTGACGACGGGATCATCGGCCCGCGGACCTTGGCCGCTGTGGCACAGGCGGATCCCGCAGATCTGGTGCTTCTGTTCAATGCTGAGCGCCTGGAGTTCTACGCCAAGCTGGGGACGTTCGACGCGTTCGGACGCGGCTGGACCAGGCGTGTGGCTGGCAATCTGCGGTACGCCGCCAAGGACAACTGATGTCGGCGGCCAAGAAGAAGGCGAAGCTCTCGCCGGTGAACCAGCTGCAGGGCGTGCTGGTGGTGCTGGAGAACCAGAAGGCCAAGAACCCGACCGCCGAGCTGCTGCTGGCCATCCGCGAGATGGTCAGCGATGCCCTAGCGGTTCTGCAGGAGCCTGACCCCACCAAGCAGCGCATCGCGTTCGTGCTGCTGGCGGTCCAGCAATCCACCCAGGTCGCGGTGAAGGAGGTGCGCGGTAAGCGCCTCACCCGCGTGACCATCATCGACCAGCCCCTCTACCACTGGGCGCTGGAGGAAATTCACTCACTGGCAGGTGCCGCATGACCTTCGCGACCCGAAACGTTGGCGCCGCGCGCGTCGGCATCGCCGTGCTGGTGCTGTTCCTGCTCGGCATGGCCATGGCCGCCCTGATCGCGGTGGCCATCCCGCCGGAGAACAAGGACTCGTTCGGCATGCTGATCGGCGGCCTGAACAACGCCACCGGCATGGTCATCGGCTACTTCTTCGGCATGACCCGCAAGGGTCCGGGGGCCTGACGTGAATCGCATCGCCATCTACCTGCTGGCGTTCGTCGCCTGGTCCGCCGGCATGTTCGGTGCCGGCTGGGCCTGGCGCGGCGACCGCGCCGAGACAGGGGAAGCCCTGCAGCAGGCCAGCACCAGCGCTAGCCAGGTCCAGCAGCTCACCGAGACCCGTGCCGTCGAGCACAGCCAGGCCGAGGCGCTGGCCACCATCGGAGCCAAGTATGAAGAAGACCGCACTGCGGCCACGGCCGTCCCTGCTGCTGTTGCTGCTGGCGTGCGTGATGGCAGCCTCCAGCTGCGCGACGACCTCGCCACCTGCAATACCGCTCGCCTGTCCCAAGCCGCCGCCGGCGCCGTCGAACGTGACCAGGCAGCCCAATTACGAGCAGAGGTCGCGGGAGCTCTTGTTCAAATCGGACGAGACGCGGACGACCACGTCCGCGCCTGCCAAGCCGTGATTGACGCTGACCGTAACGTTGGTGCGGGCGGCACATCGGCCAGAGGCGCCTCGCCTCTGGACGCTACGAACGATGGCTTGTAGTAGAAGCGGAAGGACCGTGCTGATGAGGGTGTTGACGAGTTGAGGGGAGATGATGGTTTCCATGGTGGGGCTGCTTCCTCTTGTGAGTTGTATAGGTACCGAATCAGGTTCGATTCGCTTTCTGGGTATATGTGTACCGAAACGCTCGACCGCTGGTTCGTAGCGTGTCCGACCTCCGTCGCCAGCTCCACGTCCGCGATTTCCGCCGGCGGGTGCATCCTCGGCGAGACCCCACCCCCGTTCTACTTGCGGAATTTCCGCTTCGACTATGGCCAAGCCAAAACCCGCCCAGACGCCGCTAACCCCAAAGCAGCAGCGGTTCGTCCAGGAATACCTGCAGGACCACAACGGCACCCAGGCGGCTATCCGCGCCGGGTACAGCGACAAGACGGCCAAGCAGCAGGGCTCACGGCTCCTGAGCGAGCCGCGCATCCAGGCTGCGGTGCGCGCCGGCCAGCAGAAGGTGGCCAAGAAAGCCGAGGTGACCGTCGACAGCCTGATGGCCGAGCTGGAGCAGGCCCGGAAGCTGGCGCTGAAGGAGAAACAGGCCAGCGCGGCGGTCACCGCCACGATGGGCAAGGGGAAGCTGGCCGGCCTGCTGGTGGAGAAGCACAAGCACAGCGGTGCGATTGGCACCTACGACCTGAGCAAGCTTTCAGACCATGAACTCGACTGCCTTGAACAGATCCTCGGTCCGCTTGCCGACGATGGCGGAGATCCGGGCGGAGCGGGCGAGGAGGGCGGCTGATGCTGAGCGCCAGCGCCTTGCACGCGATGGCGAGGCGATCAGGCAGCGCTGCACCACCCTGGCTGGCTTCATCCGTGAGGCTTGGCCAGTTCTGGAGCCGGCGCAGCCCTACGTGCACGGCTGGCACATCGATGTCCTGTGCCAGCACCTTGAGGCGATCACCGACGGCCAGATCACCCGTCTGCTGATCAACATCCCGCCGGGCACCATGAAATCGCTGGTGGCCAGTGTCTTCTGGCCAGCATGGGAGTGGGGACCGCGCGGCCTGCCGTCGATGCGCTACCTGACGACCTCCTACGCGGAGAAGTTCGTCAAGCGCGACAGCCGGCGCATGCGCGACCTGGTGCAGTCGGAGTGGTTCAGCAGCCTCTGGCCGGAGATCGAGCTGAATCGGTCGGGCGAAATGTCCTTCGCCAATTCGAAGATGGGCAATCGCGAGGGCATGGCTTTTGCCAGCCTCACCGGTGGCCGCGGCGACCGAGTCATCATCGATGACCCGCACTCGACGGAGACGGCGGAGAGCCCGGCGGAGCGCGCGACGACGACCCGCATCTTCCGCGAGTCGGTGCCCACCCGCCTGAACAACCCGGCCACGTCTGCAATCGTGGTGATCATGCAGCGCCTGCACGAAAAGGACGTGTCGGGGCAGATCCTGGACCTCGGTCTCGGGTACGAGCACCTGATGCTGCCGATGGAATTCGAGCCGGAGCGGCGGTGCCGTACCTCCATCGGGTTTGAGGATCCGCGCACTGAAGATGGCGAGCTGCTGTTCCCTGAGCGCTTTCCCCGCGCGGTGGTCGAGCGCGACAAGAAGATCCTGGGCAGCTACGCAGTTGCCGGCCAGCAGCAGCAACGGCCGACCCCGCGCGATGGTGGCAAGTTTCGAAGGGAATGGTTCGAGGTGGTGGAAGCCGCGCCGGCCATCTTGGCGGCACGCAAGGTCAGGCGTTGGGATTTCGCCGCGACGGATCCGAAGCACCAGAAGACCAAGGGTGACCCCGACTACACCGTGGGGCTGCTGTTGGGAGAGGTCGGCGGCGTCTATTACGTGCTGGACATCGTCCGGGACAGGCAGTCGCCGGCGGGCGTCGAGAAGATGCTGAAGAACACCGCGCTGCAGGACGGGAAGTCGATCAAGGTCCGGATCCCGCAGGACCCTGGCGCCGCCGGCAAGAGCAACGCCGCGCACCAGATCAAGCTGCTGGCCGGCTGGGACGTGAAAGCGGCGCTGGAATCCGGATCCAAGGAGGTCCGGGCAACGCCGGTCGAGGCTCAGGCCGAGGCCGGGAACATCAAGCTGGTGAACGGTCCATGGGTGGCTGCGTTCTTGGACGAGATCGCCGAGTTCCCCAACGCAAAGCACGACGATCAGGTGGACGCCCTCTCGGGCGCCTTCGCTGAGCTGGTCACCGGCAGCACCTACAACCTCGGGAACGCGCTCTGATGGGCAAGCTCGCACAATTCAAGGACGGGCTGGTCAACCTGGTTGCCAACCTGGGCACGCCGCGCGACAAGGCCGCCTCGACGTTCTACGCCATGCCGACGCTGTCGGAGCAGGAAGCCGACAACGCCTACCGCGGCACCTGGCTGGCGAGGAAGGTGATCGACATCCCGGCAATGGACAGCTGCCGGAAATGGCGCGGCTGGAGTGCAGACCAGGAGCAGATCACCGCGATCGAGGGCGAGGAGAAGCGGCTGGGCCTGCAGCAGAAGGTGCTAAGGGCGATGATCCGGGCGCGACTCACTGGCGGCGCCGCGCTCTACATCGGCACGGGCCAATCGGACCCGATGCTGCCGCTGAAGCCTGAAACCATTGGCAAAGGCGGCATTCTCCACATCAACGTACTTTCGAAGCGCGTGCTGCAGGCCGGCGAGTTGGACCTTGACCCGGAATCCCAGGGCTATGGCCTGCCGGCGTTCTACACCCTGAGTAGCGGCACGGCCGGGCACGTGCAGATCCATCCGTCGCGCTTGGTGATCCTGCATGGCTCGGAGAGGCCGGACCCTGAGCTGGGCATCGGCGACGGCTGGGGCGACTCGGTGCTGCTGGCCATCAGCAAGGCCATCAAGGACGCCGACGCCAGCGCAGCGAACATCGCCTCGCTGGTGTTCGAGGCGAAGGTCGACGTGGTGAAGATTCCGAACTTCATGTCGAGCCTGGCCGACCCGGAGTACGAACAGAAGGTTCTGCAGCGCATGACCCTCGCGGCGATGGCGAAGGGGATCAACGGAACGCTGCTGCTGGACGCCGAAGAGGAGTACGAGCAGAAGCAGGCTCAGTTCGGGGGGCTGGTCGACCTGCTGATGGGCTTCATGCAGCTCACTGCCGGCGCGTCGGACATCCCGATGACCCGCCTGCTGGGGCAGTCGCCGGGTGGCCTGAATGCCAGCGGCGAGAGCGACCTGCGGAACTACTACGACCGCATCAGCAGCAACCAGGAGCTGGTGCTGCAGCCGTCGCTGCAGATCCTCGATGAGTGCCTGATCCGCTCCGCGCTGGGCAGCCGACCGTCGGAGGTGTTCTACAACTGGCGCAGCCTGTGGCAGACCACCGACACCGAGCGGGCGACCATCGGCAAGACCACGGCGGAGACGATCAAGACCATCGCCGAAACCAAGCTGCTGCCGGATGAGGTGATGTCGACGGTGGCGGTCAACATGCTGACCGAGGCTGGCGTCGCTCCTGGCCTGGAAGCCGAGATGCTGGAGTACGGCAAGTCCTCGCCGGAAGGCGACGAGGAGCAGGACGACGACGAGCAGCGCGCTGCTGCCACGCCTCAGCCGAACAGCAACAGCGAGGACTGAACCATGGAGATCTTCGACAGCCTGGCGCTTGACGCGTCCGGGCTCTCTTTCACGCGCGACGGTTTCCTGATCGGCGACGCCAAGGTCAGCCGCGCGGGCAACGTGCAGCAGTACCTGGGCCGGGAGCTGGGGCTGACCGGCGATGACGCCGGCCGGGTGTTCGGCGTCTACCGCGATCCGGCCACGGTGTTCGATGAGGACAGCATGCGCTCGCTGGTGGGCCGGCCGGTCACGCGTGGCCACCCGCCGAAGGGTGTCACGGCCGACAACTGGAAGGAACTGACAGTAGGGCAGGTGGGTGGCCGTGTGGTGCGTGATGGCGAACACGTGGTTGCCCCCATGGCGATCATGGACGCCGCATCCGCCAAAGAGGTCGCCGCGGGCGCGCGCTCGCTGTCCGCCGGCTACTCGGTGGAGATCGTCGCCGATGAAGGCGTGGCGCCCGACGGCACGCCGTACCAGTACCGGCAGGCCGGCCCGTTGCGCTTCAACCACGTGGCCTATCTCCCGGACAACAACCCGCGTGCCGGCAACACCCGTATCGGTGATTCGCAGTGGGGACCGGCCCCGCTCACGCAGTACGAACTCGCGCTAGTCGACCGGGCGCGTGGTCAGCAGCACCAGCACGGCGACGACCACAATCCATCTACGAGGAACCACCCCATGAGCGAGAAGACCATCTTGGTCGATGGGCTGTCCGTCGTCACCAACGACGCCGGCGCCCAGGCCATTGGCAAGCTGCAGCAGCAGCTGAAGGACGCGCAGGCTGCCGCCGGCACCGCTGACGCAGACCACCAGGCCGCCATCGCGGCCAAGGACGCGGCCATCGCCAAGATCGAGGCCGAGCGCGATGACCTGAAGGCCAAGGTGCTGAGCGACGCGGATCTGGATCAGCGCGTGCAGCAGCGCGGCGATCTGGTGGCGAAGGCCAAGGCCGTGCACGACGCCGACTACAGCGGCAAGACCGACGCCGAAGTCCGCAGGATCGCGGTGGTGGCGAAGCTGGGCGACGCCGCGGTGGCCGGCAAGGCCGACGCCTACATCGAAGCCCGCTTCGACATCCTGGCTGACGACGCCAAGCCGGGCGACCCGGTCGCGAAGGCGCTGCGTGACAGCTCCACCCATCGCCAGACCGTGCAGGACAACGGCTACGCCGAGTCCGTGAACGGTCTCGATTACCGCACCGCCAACCAGAAGGGGGCCTAAGCCATGGCACTGCAGACCAATTATCCGGACATCCAGCCGGTTGCCATCGAAGGTGCGCAGGCAACCATGCTGCCGGCCACGATCATCAGCCGCGACGTGGAAACCTCGCCCGGTATCGGATTCGGCCGCGCCGTGGCCCAGGGCACCGCCGACAAGGGCATTGTGCTCGCCGGTACCGGTGCCACGAAGCTGGTGGGCATCACCTTGCTGGACCGCTCCGCCGTCGGCAGTGCCGGCGTGCCGGACAGCTTCGCGCAGCGCACCTCGGCCCGCGTCATCACCAAGGGCGACATCTGGGTGGCTGCGGCCGTAGCGGTGAAGGCAGGCGATCCGGTCTTCGTGACCGCGACCGGCACCTTCACCAACGTCGCCACCGACAACACCGCCTTCACCGGCGCCCGCTGGGACACCAGCACCACCGCCGCCGGCCAGCTGGCCGTCGTCCGTCTCGGCTAAGGAGCCAAGCCCATGAATGGAAATTCCCTGCACCTGTTCGACGCACAGGCCGCGCTCGGCTTCGTCGTTGCCCAGGCATCGATCATCGAACCGGGCGTCTACCGGACGGTGTATCCCTCCGTCCAGTACCGCGGCCTGGTGCCGGTGGATACCTCGGGCAGCGAGTTCGCCACCTCGGTGACCTACTACTCGTCCGACCAGTACGGCAAGGCGGGCTGGATCAACGGCAACGCCGATGATGTGCCGAAGGCCGGCACCACGCGCTCGCAGCACCAGACCGGTGTGCACACCGCGGGCATCGGCTATGGCTTCGGCTGGGAAGAGGTTGGCCGTGCGCAGCTGCTGGGCATCTCCCTGCAGTCCGACGATGCTGCTGCGGCGCGCCAGGCATCCGAAGAAATGGTCGATCGCGTCGCGCTGCAGGGCGACTCCAGCAAGGGTTTCACCGGCCTGTTCAACGCTGCTGGCGTTACCCCCGTGGCCGCGCCGACCGGTAGCTGGGACGCCACCACCGACTCGCAGCTGATCGTGGCCACGCTGAATCAGGCGCTGCTCAACGTGTTCAACGGCACGAACACCGCCTCGATCGCCAACACCCTGCTGCTGCCGTGGACGAAGTACCTGCTGATCGCTACTCGCAAGATGAGCGACCAGAGCGACATGACCATCCTGCAGTGGTTCCTGGCCAACAACGTCTACACCGTGCAGACCGGCCAGCAGCTGACCCTGCGCGGCGTGCGCGGCCTGGACACCGCCGGCGTCGGCGGCACCACGCGCCTGGTGGCGTACCGCAACGATCCGCAGGTGCTGAAGCTGCATATGCCGATGCCGCACCGCTTCCTGCCGGCCTGGCAGAGCGGCCCGCTGCGCTGGGACATCCCGGGCGTGATGCGCCTGGGCGGCCTCGACGTGCGCCTGCCCAAGGAAGTCGTCTACCTCGACGGCATCTGATCCGCCTGGCCCCGGCCGCGCGCCGGGGCCTCACAGGAGCGAAGCATGAAGATCACGAACAACCACAAGGGCCCGCTCGGCCTGCCGGACGGCACCATCCTGCCGCCGGGCGTGCAGACCCCGGTCGATGGCTGGGAGCAGCTGAAGAAGAACTCGGTGGTGCAGGGCTGGCTCAAGGCCGAGATCCTGACCGCCGAGGGCGGCAGCACCAGCACCAAGGCAGCGGCAAAAGACGTCCTGGTCGGCTCCAACGTGCTGCCGTCCAACATCGAGCTGGCCGAAGGCGTCACCGTGCAGCTGGGCGAGGTGGTGCGCCGGACGCACGAAGCATCGGGACTGAGCGTCGCCGACTGGAACGCCCTGGGCGATGGTGACCGCGAGGCGCGCCTGGCTGCCACGGTGCTCGAGCTGCAGGCGGCTGCTGAAGCCGAGGCCGAGGCCAAGAAGGGCGAGGGCAATGCCGCTGCTGCCGCTGCCGCAGAAGCCGAGAAGGCCAAGGCCAGCGGCGGCACGGGCACGCAGAACCCGCCGGTCGCAGACAAGGATGCGCTGCTGGCCCGCGCCAAGGAGCTGGGCATCGAAGCGAAGGGCACCTGGGGCGTGCCGAAGCTGCAGGCGGCCATCGCCGAGGCCGAGGGCAAGAAGGGCGAGGGCTGACCATGTACGGCACGCTGGAAGGCGCGGATCTCTACCACCAGGCGCGCGGCAATGCCGCCTGGGCTGCCGGCACGGAAGAAGCCCGGACCGGTGCACTGGTGCGCGCCACGGATTACATCGACGGCCGGTACCGGGTGCTGCTCGCATCGGGCCGCTGGGCGTCGATGTTCCCCGGCGTGCGCACGGCCGGACGGGGCCAGCCGAACGAGTGGCCCCGCACCGGTGCAATCGACTACGACGGCGACCCCATCCAGCCGGATGAAGTACCCGACGAAGTCGAGCGCGCAACCTACGAGGCGGCGCTGCGCGAGCTGGTGAGCCCGGGCAGCCTGTCGCCGGACTACGTGGCAAGCGCGGCGGTGACGAAGGAGAAGGTCGGCCCCATCGAGGTCACCTACGCCGACGCCAGCGCCGCAGGCCAGGTGCCGAATCGACCGGTGGTGCCGGCCATCGATGAGATCCTAGCTCCTCTGCTGCGGACGCCGGCTGTCTATCCTGCGGTGAGGGTTGTCTGATGGACATGCTGAAGGGCGTGCACATGCCTGGAGATGGCCGTGGACGCCGGCGCGTGCTGTTGAACGGCCGAGTGGTCTCCGGGGCCGTCTATGCGGATACCGACAGGGGAATTGTTCGCATGCAAGATCAGCCCCCGCGCTTGCACAAGCACGGGAAACGATGCATCGAGCGAACACGCCACGGAATCGTGGAGGTCTTCCCCATGGGTGAAGAAGAATGAGCGCCTTCTACGACCGCATGAAGGCCGCGGCCGAGCGGCTGATTTCCCGTTTCGGCTACGCGACGCAGCTGGAGCGCGACGGTGCACCGACCGGGCCGCCGCACAACCCGCAGCCCGGTCCCGCCACGCAGCACGACTGCACGGTGGTGGAGCTGGACTACAGCCTGACCGACCGCGACAGCACCCTGGTGCTGCAGGGCGACAAGCTGGGCCTGATCTCCACCGCGGTCGACGTCCAGCCGGCAAAGGACGACCGGCTGCTGCTCGGCGGCCAGTGGTATCACTTCATCGACCTGCAGCCGCTGTCCCCGGGCGGCCAGGTCCTGCTCTACGAATTCCACGTCCGCAGGTAAACAACCATGACGCCCCGCGAGTTGGAACTGCTGGCACAGAGGATGTCCCCGGCAATCCGCCGCGCGTTCCTGCAGGCGGTGGAGGCATCGCAGCGGGCGGCCACGATTCAGCTGGTCACGGATCTGGTCACGGCCGGCCGCGTGGATGCTCTGCTGGAGGCACTGGGCTTCGATGAAGCGCGTTTCTCCCCGGTGGCCGAGGCAATCCGCAATGCGTTTGTGGGTGGTGCGCAGGCGGGCATCGAGGAACTACCGGCGCTGTCGCTGCGGCAGCAGATCAGGGGCAGCTACAACCCGGTCAGCCCGTCGCCGGTGCTTCGCTGGAGCTTCGACATGCGCAACCCGGTGGCAGAGGCCTGGCTACGCGACAACTCCTCCAGGCTGATCACCGAGATCATCGAAGACCAGCGCGGCCTGATCCGGGGCGCGCTGCAGCAGGGCATGGTGGTGGGCCGCAACCCACGGCAGACGGCACTGGACCTGGTCGGCCGCGTGAGCGAGACCGGCAGGCGTGCCGGCGGCATGGTGGGGCTGACCTCCCAGCAGGCGCAGTTCGTCGCCAATGTCCGGCAGCAGCTGGCCAGCGGTGACCCCAAGCAGATGGCCGCCTACTTCGGCCGGAAGCGCAGGGACAAACGCCTTGACGGTATCGTCAGCCGCGCCATCAAGGCGGGCAAGCCTGTGGCGCCGGCGGACATCGAGAAGATCGCCGGGCGCTACTCCGACCGGCTGCTGGCGCTGCGCGGCGAGGTGATCGCACGGACCGAGTCTCTGACCGCACTGAATGCCGGGCGCGAAGAGTCCTACCGGCAGCAGGTTGAGGGCGGCAAGGTTCTGCCGGAGAACATCGAATGCGATTGGTCAGCCACTGGCGATGAGCGCACGCGGCACAGCCACGCGGCCATGAATGGCCAGAAGCGGAAGTTCGGCGAGCCATTCCAGACGCCGAGCGGGGCGCTGATGCACTACCCGGGCGACACGTCGCTGGGCGCCGGGCCGGAGGAAACCATCCAGTGCCGGTGCATGAAGCGGTACCAGATCAACATGGCGGCGGAGGTGCTGCGTCGTGGCCAGCAAGTTCGGTGACCAGGTGAAGGCCTTCACGGAGAAGGCGAAGCTGCGGCAAGAAGCTATCTTCAAGGCATCAGCCCAGCGACTGATGGATGAGGCCAATACGCCAGAGGGTCAGGGCGGCAAGATGCCGGTCGATACCGGCTTCCTGCGCAACTCGGCTGCCGCATCCACCGATGGCGTCCCGGAATCCGGTGGCCAGCCGCTGGGCGTCGTCTTTCTCGGCCTTGAGGTCGGCCAGACGGTGTGGGCGGGCTGGACGGCGAAGTACGCCATGCGCATGGAGCACGGCTTCAATGGCGAGGACAGCAAGGGCCGGACGTATGCGCAGGCGGGCAAGGGCTTCGCGCGGGCCGCCGCACAGAACTGGGTGTTCATCGTGGAAGCGGTGACCAAAGAGGTGAAGGACCAGATCCCATGAGCGACACCGCCATCTATGACGCCTTCGCCGCCTTGGTGGGGCAGTTCGCTGCCGCGCAGGGGTTGGCCTGTTCCTACCCTGGCTTGGGGTTCACCCCGCCGGTGGGAAAGGACGCTCGCTGGCTGGAGCTGCAGTGGTTCCCGAACCAGACGCAGAACTACGGCCTGGCCAACGATGGTCCGTCGCTGCTGCAGGGCTTCGGTCAGCTGTCAGCGTGCTACCGGCCCGGGCAGGGGATCATGGTCGGCACCACGATCACGGACCAGATCATCGCGGCTTTCGCCAAGGGCACTGCCTTCGGCGGGGTGTCGGTGTACCGCCGGCCATGGACCTCCAGCCTGATCCAGGACCCGGAGCGAATCATGCACCCGGTGACCATCCCTTGGCGCGGCTTCGTATCGGGGTAGAATCCGGCCATGAGCCCCAAGCCGCCCGCCCTGCACCTGGTTCGCAGCGACGCCCCGCCCACCGAGGGGGAGCTGAAGGCGCTGCGTGATGCGATCGACCGGATGAAGCGGAACCGGCATCTGCTGGAAGAGTTCAACCGGGAGCAGGCGTTGTTCGTCCGCTCCGAGTTCTTGGCCTACGTGGAGGCGGGGTTTACCCGGCCGCAGGCCATGCAGCTGGTCGCGGCGAAGCTTGGCCCCGGCGCCAAGTAGCGACAGACCCGACCGCAAATTATTCAAGAATCTATTTTAGAGGCCCGCCCACCAGCGGGCCTTTTGCGTTTCCCCGACCCCCGCCCTGTGGCGGGTTTTCTATTGCCCACCAGCAGGAGACCGGCCATGGCCGAAGCAAAGACCAACGCAGGCAGCAAGCTGAGCATCTGCGTCACCCCCCAGAACGAAGACCTCACCGAAACCGAGTTCAAGGCCCTCACCTACGTCCAGGTGAAGAAGGTCGGCAGCATCGGCGAGCGCGGCATCAGCACCAACATCGTCAACTACGACACCTTGGACACCCTGGTCTCGATGAAGGGCAAGGGCATCACCAATGCCGGCGACCCGCAGGTCGAGATGGCTGAGGATCTGGCCGACCCGGGCCAGGTCGCCATGCGCGCTGCCGGTGCACCGGACGTCCCGGATGCCTACGCCTTCAAGATCGAGCACACCGACGGCAGCATCGAGTTCCTGCGTGGCCTGGTAGCCGGCCCGAACAAGCCCGGCGGCCGCAATGAGGACTTCCGCCTCAACACCTACACGATCGCGCTGAACCAGCAGCCGATCGACGTGGCGCCGCCGGTCACCCCGTGACAGATCGGCCAGTGACCGGCGCCCGGTAGGGCCAGAGAGCATGGGATACCATCGCCCCTTTCGGCGAAGGAGGTTTCATGAAGAGGATTCTGGCAGTGGCGCTGGTGCTGGCCATCGCAGGCTGCGCAACGGTAGGCAAGGAAATCAGCAATGAGTCCGTGGCGGCCATTACTGACGGCCAAACCACAGAGGCGCAGTTGGTGGCACAGCTCGGGCGCCCTTACTCCACGGTTACCAACTCCAACGGCACCCGGATGATGGTGTGGACCTACGCCAAGGCCAATGCCTTCGGCGGCGCAAAGGGCAAGTCCGTCAGCGTGGTGCTGAGGGATGGGGTGGTGGAAAGCCACTCTGTCGCCGAGGTCGCCACGCCCTGAGGTGCACCGAAAACCGAAACCCTACGAGGCCCGCGGAATGCGGGCCTTTTCTTTTCCCAGGATGAGAGACCCATGACCGACCTGAGCACCATCGTCGCCGCCGCGCGCACGATCGACATCAAGCACCCGGCCACCGACGCCCCGGTGGGCCTGGTGCTGACCATCCTCCCCGACAGCAGCCCGCAGGTGCGCGCCGCCTCCCGCAAGCTGACCAACGAACGCATGCTCGGCCGGGGCAAGCTGACCGCCGAGAAGATCGAAGCCGGCCGCATCGACATGCTGGTGGCCTCGGTGGGGGGCTGGGAGTGGAAGGGCGACCTCACCTTCCATGGCGAGAAGCCTGCCTTCGAGGAGAAGGCCCTGCGCGCACTGTTCAAGGAGCTGCCCTGGCTGACCGAGCAGCTGGACGCAGCACTGGGCGAGCGCGCCGAGTTCTTTCGCGGAACTGACCAGGAAGCTGGCTGACGCGATCTACCTGACCGTCCGGTACGACGTGCCGGACAGCAACGGGGAAACCCGCCGTGATCGCAACGAGCGCTTCGGAGAGCCATCCCCAGAAGTGAGGGTCCCCGAGAGAGGGGCGCACATCTGGGACTGGTTCTGGCAGCTCTCTGCACGTCGCAAGAGCGGACCAGAGGCATTGACCTTTGCTGACGTTGGGGACTGGAGCCGGCTGCTGCTGGTCGACCCGCTTCCGCAGGAGGTGGAGATGCTCATGACCATGGACGACACCTACCTCAAGGCCGTGCGGGAAGACCAGGCGGCGGCCCAGCAGCGCGCCATCGAGGAAGCGAGGAGCAGGAAATGACCGACATTGCTGAGCTGGGCTACAAGGTCGACAGCAGCGGGCTGGTCGAGGGCACCAAGGCCCTGGACGACAACGCTGCTGCCGCTGACAAGGCGGGTGCTGCTGCGGAGCGCCTGGAGAAGACCCAGCAGGGCACCGGCAAGTCGGCTTCCTACTGGGCCGGTGAGCAGCAGAAGATCAATGCCCGCGTCCAGGAGATGGAGCGCATCGAGCAGCGGACGGCGGCCGCCACCAAGCAGGCTGCAACGGCGACGGAAGCCCGTGAGCTGAATCTGCAGAAGCTGCTGGGGCAGATCAATCCGACAGTGGCTGCCCTGAACAGGCTGGCGGAGCAGGAAGACCGCTTGTCCAAGGCCCGCGACCTCGGCCTCATCAAGCCGCAGGTCTACCAGCAGTACCAGGCGCAGCTGGATGCAACGCGGACGAAGGTTCTCAGCGCGGCGCAGGGCACGGACGTGCTCTCCGGGAGGCTGGGGCACCTGAACCTGCGAACGGTCGAGACGCAGCAGTCGGTGATGATGCTGTTCCGGGCGCTGGCCACCGGCGACATCGGGCAGGCCCAGGCATCCATCACCTCGCTGACGGCGCGCACTGGTGCACTGAGCGGCGTGATGACGGCCACGGGCTTGGCTGTAGGCGCGGCGGTTGCTGGTATAGCGGCACTATCGGCCGTGGCCATCACTGGCTATGTGGAGCTGCGCAAGCTGGAGGGCCAGGTCGCTGCCACCGGCACCGCGGCTGGCTTCACCGCTGGGCAGCTGCTGGCCATGCGCAGGGAGATCGGCAGCGCCAGCGGAAGCTACAAGGAAGCGGGCGCAGCCATCGGGGAACTGGTGCAGCAGGGCACTGCCAGCGGTCACACGCTGCAGCTGATGGCATCCGCCGCCGTGAACTTGGCTGACCTCACTGGTAGCTCGATCAGCACCACTGTGGGAGAGGTCAGGAGTTTGGCCGAAGGCGGTGCCGATGCCTTGGTGAAGCTCAATGACCGCTACAACTTCCTGACGCCGGAGATCTACCGGCACATCGAAGCGATCCGGGAGCAGCGCGGCGACTATGCGGCCACCGAGGCAGCGCTGGAGCAGCTGGACGGGACCATGCGGGACCGTGCCAACAGCATGGCCGACAGCGCGGGTGTGGTCGAAAGGGCGTGGAAGGGCGCTCTGGCAGCGTTCGCCGACACTGTGGAAAGCATCAAGTCCATCGGTGCCAACGACATGGACAGCCAGTTGCAGCGTGCCAGGGACGATCTGCAGTTCTTCCAGAGCCTGAGCAGGAGCCCTATCCCCGGTGATGCCTCGCGCGGCTCGACCGGTGCCGATGCTGCCCGCCAGCGCATCGCCCAGCTGCAACAGTGGAAGGCGGAAATGGCTGACGGCGCTGCCATCTTGGGGCAGGTGCGGCAGTACGACCGTGACGTAATCGCTGCGGAGCGCGAACTCGCGAAGGAGCGAGAGGTTGCCGACCAGGCGGTGAAAGCAAGGATGGCCGGGCTGGACCGAGAGACGGCGAAGCGGCAGGCCATCAACAAGATCATCGCCGACTACAACAAGCTGGAGGACAACGACGCCCGGCACTTCGATGGGTCGATGCAGCGGCTGATCGCCAAGGCCGAGGCCGACGTAAATCGGCAGTTCGACCGTCGGGAGGGTGTCGGCAAGAAGAACGGCGATGACTCCGCGGCGCAGAACGTGCTGGCCACCGCGCAGCGCCAGATCGAAGCCAACAAGCAGCTGGTCGACACCGGCATCAAGGTGACCGACAGCGAGCGTCAGGCCATGGCGATCGAGCAGCTGCTGGCTAAGAGCAAGAACACCATGACCGCGTCCACCCGGGCGCTGCTGGAGGCAGCCAAGGACGATCTGCTCGCCTCCGGCCAGAAGGCCGTGGCCTACACGAAGGAGAAGGAGGCGGCAGAGGCACTGGCACGGCAGCAGGCCATCCTGGCGCAGGCGGGTAGCAACCGCTCGCGGGCCAATGAACTGGACCTGCTGGGCATGAGTGGCGGATCCGACGGCGTGGCGATGCTGCGCCGGCAGCTGGACATCCAGCGCGAGTACCAGGACGAGCTAAAGCGGCTGGGAAGCCGCGACGTTGCCAAGGACAAGGCCACGTGGGATCTGCTGGCGGCCAATGCCGATGCCTTCCGCAATCAGGAGCTGGCGAAGGAGCGGGCGTTTCAGGATCAGCGGCTGGCAATGCTGGGAGACTGGCGGCTGGGTGCACAGGTGGCATGGCAGAACTACGCCTTCGACGCCACCAACTACAACCAGCAGGCGCAGGACGCCGTGCAGGGCACGCTGGCGGCGACCACCAGCAGCGTGGCCACCCAGATCGACGAGATGGTGCGTGGCAACCAGTCCCTGGGCGAATCGCTGAAGAACATTGCGGTGGACATGGGCAATGCCGTCATCGGTGCCCTCGAGCAGATGGCTGCCCAGTGGCTGGTGTATCAGGCTGTGCAGCTGGCCACCGGCAAGGCTACTCGCGCAGCTTCAATTCCTGCGGTGGTGGCCACTGCGCAGGCAACGGCGCTGCAGGCGCAGCTGGCTGCATTCGCGTCCACAGCGGCAATCCCCATCGTCGGTCCGGCAATGGCGCCGGCCGCTGCGGCGGCTGCTGCTGCGGTGTCGCAGAGCTACGTGGCGGCGATCTCCGCAACGGCCCTGGCTGGTATGGCGCACGACGGTATCGACTCGGTGCCCACGGAAGGCACGTGGTTGCTGAAAGAGGGCGAGCGGGTGCTGACCGCAGGGACCGCGGCAAAGATGGACGCGACGCTGGATCGCATCGCGTCATCGCGCGCGGCAGGGCCTGGCGCTGGCGGCAACGTGTATGCGCCGACGATCCAGATCAACGGTGACCCGGACGCCAGGACGCTGGCGATGGTGGAGCAGAGCGTGCGCCGCGGCATGCAGCAGAACTACGACCGCATCTCCTCCGAACTGACCACAGGACAGGGTCGGGTCGGGAAGGGTTTGCGCAGAGGAAACAACGTGTCGCGCCGGGTCACCTGACCTGACGCAGCCATTGCGAGGCCCCACATGGCAGCTGCAGTCCCCTATCCGGCATGGCTACCCCTGCCGCTCCGCGAAGGCTATGGGTTCAAGCCCGTCACGCCACTGCTGACGTCGAGGTTCCAGAGCGGTGCATCCCTGACCCGCCGGCGGTCCACCAGCACGCCCACGATGGTGACCCTGTCGTGGGTGCTGAAGGATCAGTCGGCGGCGTTGTTCGAGAAGTGGGTGCAGGAGGACCTGGTCGACGGATCGGCCTGGTTCCTCTGCAAACTGAAAACCCCGCTGGGCGTGGACTACTACCGGGCGCGCTTCACCGCCGACTTCTACAACGGCCCCTACCTGGTCGATGGCAACTTCTGGCGGATCGACGCCACGCTGGAGATCTTCCGGCGGCCGCTGCTGGCGGACGGCTCCACCGCATACCCCGACGCGATCCTGCATTCGGACATCGTTGATCTGGCAGCGAACAGGGAGTGGCCCGAAGCATGAGCATCCTTGAACGCCTGTATTCGTCCGGCGGCCGCGAGGTGGAGATCGAGACGCTGGCCATCCAGGTGGGCGCCCAGACCTTCTACCTGACGAAGGGGTGGGACGACATCACGGCTAGGCTGGAGACGGGCGAAACCGTGACGTTCACCGCCTGCGGCATGGACATCGCCAAGCCCGCGCGCAATGCGGATGGCGTGCAGGACCTGCGCTTCGCCATCAGCAACATCTCCGGCGTGGTCAGCAACCAGATCCGTGCGGCGCTGGCCGCCAAGGTGGAGATGGTCGCCACGTTCCGGCTCTACCTCAGCACGGACCTGCTGGCGCCGGCGCAGCGGCCCTTCAGCGTGGTCGTCAAGGGCGGCCAGTGGACGGCCACCGAGGTGCAGATCACCGCTGGTTTCATGAACGTGCTGGACACGGAATGGCCCCGCAACCGCTACGTGCTGTCGAAGCATCCCGGCCTGAGGTACATGTGATGGAAATCGATCTGGAGAAGTACCAGGACGTGCGTTGGGTGCGCGGCGGCCGCGAGTTCCCCGAGCTGGACTGCTACGGGGTGGTCAATGAGGTGCGCCGGGATCTCGGGCTCGAGGCATGGCCGGAGCATGCCGGAGCCACTGTCGTGGAACTGCCGGACCTCGCCGCAGGCGCAGCCACCGAGCGCAGCGGCAGCGACATGAGGCAGGGGGCGGTGGCCTTCTGCTACCAGGGCAGCGTGGTAGAGCACGTGGCCGTGCTGATCGAGGCCGATGGCCGCCTGTGCGCGCTGGAATGCAATGAGCACCACGACGTGACGGTGCTGCCCGTGGCGCGCTTCGAACGCCGCTTCACCCGAGTGGAGTACTACGCGTGATCCGAATTTATCCGTCGCGCCTGCCCGGTGAGCCGCTGGAGACGCACGCCCATGGCCGGACCACGGTTGAGGGGTGGCTGCGGTCCACGGTGCCCAGCTACACCGAGGCCGGCCCGCATCCGATCGAGGTGGAGTGGGATGGCGTGCTGCTGCCTGCCCATGCCTGGGCAACCACGTGGCTGGATGGCGATGCAGATGTGCGCATCTACCCGGTTGCCTACGGCGAGGGCGTTGCTGCGGTCGTGTACTGGGTGGTAGTGGCCGTCGCGGCCGCCTATGCCATCTACATGGCCAGCAACATGCCCTCGGGGAATCGGTTCGGGCAGGGCGATTCCCTGAGCCTGGACACCGCGCGGGCGAACAATGCGCGGCTGGGAAGCCCGATCCGCGAGGTGCTGGGGCAGTACCGCGTCTATCCCGACTACCTGGTGCAGCCGGTGTCCCGCTTCGTGGGCGGCAGCAGCTACCAGACCTCGATGTTCGTCTGCGTGGGCCGGGGGCAGCACGTCATTCCCCCCGGCGGCGCGCGCATCGGCAACACCCCGCTCAGCTCCTTCGGCAGCGACGTGCAGATGACCATCTACCCGCCGGGTGCGGACGTGGGCGGGGATGCGCGCTCCGAGAACTGGGTCAACTCCACCGAGGTCGGTGCTACGGCGTCCGGCACGGCCGGCCTGGACCTGAGCGACACGGCGGACGTGGTCACCGGCATCAATGCGGATTCGGTGACGGTCTCGGGCAACGTTTTCACCCTCAACAACGCGACCATCACCGGCGCCGACGGCAAGGAACGGCCGGCCACGTCCCTGCCGCTCAGCTGGGTGGTGGGCGCGGTGCTGACGCTGAAGGTGGCGGCAACCTACACCGCGACCACCAGCGGCCTGTATTCGATCATCTCGGGCAGCACGGTCGCGGAGCTGGCGCCCTACGTGGGAATGCCGGTGCTGCTCACCTACAACGGCGCGGACTATGCGCTGTACGTGGCCACCTACGAAGCTGGGACGCCCGCCGTTCCCGGCGTGGGCGGCAGCCCGGCGCGGCTGGTCGGTTCTTCAGCGGCCAGCAGCTTCGACTTCAGCGGTGCCCCCGTGACCTTCGGGATCATCTGGCGCGGCATCACCTACAGCGTTGCGCTGGAGGCCAACTACATCACCCTGGGCGTGCTGCTGACCGCCATCAACGATCAGCTGGTGGACAGCGGCCTGGTGGCCACGCAGTCGGGCGGGGTGGTGACCATCGCCGAAGCGGAGAGCCCCTATGCTGGCGGCAGCATCACCTTCAGCGGCCTGCCGGCGGCGGTGTTCGGCAGCAGCCCGACCACGACAGCCGGTGTGGCCACCAGTGGTGGCACGCCTGCGACGCAGCCGCGCGTGACGCTGGCCTATGACAGCGCGACCGGTACCGCCTTCGGGGGCCTGCCGCCTGGCACCGTCTCGCTGGCCATGTCGCGCGGCCAGAGCGAGTACCGCATCGCGTCGAAGTCGGGGTTCACGCTGACGGTGCAGCGCCTGACCGAGAGCGGGGTGGTCGATACCAGCTGGCCGGGCTGGGCCAGCCGGACCGCCACCGACTACCGCGCCACGGGGTTTCAAGAGGGCGAGGAGTGGTTGGGCCCGTTCCTGGTGTGCCCGGACGGGGAGGTAACGGACGCCTTCGAGTACGACCTGAACTTCCCCGGCGGCCTGATCTGGTACACGGACAAGGGCAACAAGCGCACCTTCACCGTGTCGCTGCGGGTGGGCTACCGGGTGTTCGGATCCGGCGCGGCGTGGACCGTGCGCACGCACACCTACACCGGCATGACGGACGACTCTCTGGGGTTCAGCGAGCGGGTGACGCTGGCCACGCCCGGGCAGATCGAAGTGCGGGTGCGGCGGGTAACCGAGCGCGGCGGCAACTCGGCAAAGGACGCGTGCTACTGGCAGGGCCTGCGCGCGCGGCTGTCGCAACGGCCCACTCGCTACGACGACCTGACCACCATCGGGCTGACGGTGACCACCGGCACGAAGCTGGCGGCGCAGTCGGATCGGCGGTTCAACGTGATGGCGACCCGGCAGTACGCGGGCAGCACGCCACGGACCATCAGCGGCGCCATGAAGCACGTGCTGCGGTCGCTGGGCCTGCCCGAGGACCAGATCGACAGCGCCACGTTGGATCATCTGGAGACCACCTACTGGACGCCGCGGGGGGAGTTCTTCGACTACAGCCCAGAGCAGTCCGGCAGCAGCGCACTGGACGTGCTGCAGCTGGCCACGCAGGCCGGCATGGGCTACTTCCTGCTCAGCGACGGCATGTGCTCGGCGGGACGCGAGGGTATCAAGACCTGGCGCGGTGCCATCTCGCCGCAGCGGCAGCTGGAGCCGCTGGCCACGTCGTTCACCGCGCCGGGGCCGGATGACTTCGATGGGGTCGACGTGACCTACATCGATGAGGTGACCTGGGCGGCTGAAACCGTGGAATGCCGCCTGCCGGGCAGCGACACGCCGATGAAGGTCGAGACGTTTGAACTGAAGGGGGTAGGGAACCGCAACAGGGCATATCGGATCGGCATGCGCCGGCTGCTGAAGTATCAGGGCCAGCGGCTGACCTACACCACGAAGACGGAGCTGATGGGCCTGCGGTTCGACTTCGGGGACCGGGTCAAGCTGACCGACGACATCCCCGGCTCCAGCACCACCAGCTGCATGATCGACCACGCTGAGCTGCAGGGCACGCGCGTGCTGATCGAGGTGGGCGAGTACTTGGACTGGAGCCTGCCCGCGCCGCGCTGCCTGATCCGGTTCCAGGACGGCTCAGCGTCGGCGGTGATCGTGCCCACGCGGGTGGACGATCACACCCTGACCATCGCTGCGTCGTCGCTGCCGGCGGAGCACTCCTTCAGCACCTGGATCCTCGATGACCCGACCATCGACCCGCCGGAGCTGATCTTCTGCGACAGCTCGCGGGTCGGCTACGACGCAGTGCTTTCCGAGATTACCCCAGGCGACGACGGCTCGGTGGAGATCGCCGCGCTGCAGTACGACCCGGCCTTCTACCAGTACGACGACGCGAACGCGCCGTAACACCAACGGAGAAACACCACGATGACGACTCACAACACTGGGAATCCGGTGCCGTCGGCGGCTGTCAAGGATCTGTACGACAACGCGGAGAACCTGGACAAGGGCATCAACGGCGATGCCCCCACTTGGACTGATCGAAAGGGCCGGGTCCGCAAGAGCATGGCCGGCGTCGAGCAGGACTTCCAGCAGTTCCTGGCCGATGGCAGCACCATCGAGTTCCCGACGTGGGCTGCGGCCAGCGCTGCATCCGGTGCAGGACAGATCCCGCTGAACCGCCAGGTGGCGGTGATTGGTGATGCTGGTACGCACGTCGATCCCGTGTCCGGGCAGACGGTGTCGAACAGCGGGCGGTACGTGATGACAGCTGTGGGGCTGGAGTGGCGCTCCGCTGACGTGCTGTCCGAGAAGGCCGACCGGCAGGCCGTGGCAGACATGATCAAGAACGACGAGGTATACGACCCGGTACGCGTGGCAGTGATTTTCGAGGGTGATCGATCCCGCAGCTGGCTGGAGGTTGGACCCACCGGGCGACCAACGCTGTATGCGGCTGGCCTGATCGATGAAGTGGCGGGCCCAAGGACCAGCGAACGGGTGCAAGCCGACATCGGCTACGCGAAGAGCGAGGGCTACACCGATCTGGGATTGGTGCTGCGCTTTGCTGATGGCAGCGTGGCGCTGGCGCTCGACCGTAGCGGTAACCCCATCAGCAAGGTGCCCCGCTTCTCTCAGATGCCCGCCGCCGCCTACGGTGACTCGACCACGGCCGGTGCCGACCTCGCCACACCGGTTCAGGATCGATGGACCGCGCTGCTCGAAAAGCGGATGGGCAAGAGGATCCGGAACTACGGCGTCAGCGGCGAGCGCAGCGAAGAGATCCAGTTCCGCGCAGCATCCATCCGCGTGCCTGCGACCGTGGTGGGTGGAGTCCTCGCAGGGTCAGGGAACACCACGCTGACGATGGATTCAGTTGATCCACTGAGGGCGAGCACGTCTGCGCACCAAGTCATTGCGATCTGTGAGGACGGTCAGCAGGTCCTGGGTCGCTTGTCCGCTTCCGGCGCCACGCGGGTGTTTGCCAGGAGCCTGGCAGGGGCGGCCATCTCGACTGGCAAGGTGCAGCTCATCTGTGTGGCTGGCCGACAGAATCGTGGGCAGCTGCTTTTCCTGGGCATGGGCGTGAACGACGAGGATGCGGTGGTGTCCGGCAGCAAGACTGTGTCGGAAATCAAAGCGCTCTACCGGTCGGCGGTCGAGAACCTGTCTGCCGACAACCCGACCTACGTGATCTGGGGGTTGCTCGACCGCGGCCCTGCAGAAGCCGCCGGCACGCCGATTGGCGACTACATTCGCGAGATGGAGCGATGGCTGGGCGAGCAGTTCGGCAGCAGCTTCTGCCCGGTGCGGCGCTTCCTGGCGAGCGCCTACGCCTTCTCGGTCGCTGCCACGCTGTCGCCCGGCTTCACCCCTTCCGCCGACGACACTGCCGCCATGCAGGCTCAGACGGTGCCCCCGTCGTTCCGCGTTGCAGCCAACTCGGTCCACCTCAACGTTCTGGGCCACCAGCTCCAGGCCTGGTACATGCACCAGCATCTCATCGCGCGAGGAATCATCTGATGCAGACTCTCCTTCTCACCATCCCTGGGCTGCCCGCTGCGGGGTCGAATCTGCTGCAGCTTCCGACGCCGGCAGCGCCGTTGGTTTCGGACGGCTTCACCAATGAACGCTCCGACCTCAATGGGTCGCAGACCGACAGTGCGTTCGGAGGCACGGTCCGGACGTGGCAGGCAAACGCCGGCGCATTCAAGGTTGAAGGCGGCTATCTGCGCCAAGCGAATGCTGCTGCCGGCTCGACCATGGGCGCGGGACTGAACGTAGGCAACGGCAACATCCGCGGCACGTTCGAGCTGATGGCGCTGGGCGCGCAGAATTTCAACTTCGACTTCCGCAAGGCCGCGATCGACAACGGTGCTGCGGCCTCCGCGTGCTATCGGCTGCGCGTCACCACCACCGGTGTTGTGGAGCTTCTGCGCAAGCCGCAGGCATCTGGCAGTTACACGGTGGTGAGCACCGGTGCCCATGTGATGGCGGCGCCAGGCACTGTCGGCCTGGAGATCGTGGACCGCGCCTTCCGGATCCAGATCAACGGCCAGACCGTTGAGACCTGGACCGAGGCACAGACCGTGCTTACTGGCAGTTTCTTCGAGCTGGTGGTGTCCAACGGCTTCACCGCCTACATCGGGTCGGTCAAGTTCGAGACGCCGCTGGCCTGACGGCCGGTGTTCAAACCGGCTGCAGCAGCTCCTCGCGATTGTTGCGCGGGGTGTTCACTGTCCGGCTGACCCGATACGCCTCCATTGACGGGGGCGTGCTGGCCAGCAGCATGGCCATCGCATCGTCGGGCTCGGCAGCCATCCACTCATCGATCTGACCTGCCTGCAACCACACCGGCATGCGATCGTGGATGTCCGCCGACACGCCGCTGCTGTCGCCAGTGATGATCGTGAAGGTGCCCAGGTTGCCATCGGGCAGCAGCGGGCTGGTGTCTTCCCACAGGCCGGCCGCTAGCAGCTGGCCGGCGGCGTGGATGAACCACGGATCCTTCTTCCCGTCCTCGGCGCTTATGGACCACTCGTAGTAGCCGGCCATAGGGATGACGCAGCGACGCTTCTTGAACGCGGCGCGGAAGGAGTTCTTCTCTGCCACCGTCTCAATGCGGGCGTTGATGGTCTTGCCCTGCAGGGCCTTCGCCTTGGCCCAGAAGGGCAGGAGGCCCCAGGCCAGCCGGTTCACCTGTCGGCCTTCGCCGCGGTCAAGGATGACCGATGCGCGCTGGGTAGGAGCCAGGTTGTAGCTCGGTTCGATGCTGGCCAAGCCGGGAGCGAGATCAGCCAAACCGGGCTGACCGAAGTCGACAACAGGGAGTTGGACGCATCTTCCGCACATTAATTTTCTTCCTCAGGGGCGTGGTAGTTTCCAGTTGATCGATCCGCCCTCCCCAATAACACCCGACGCGCTGAAGCTGCCGAATTTGGTTGATATTAATTTCGACCTGGCATTGATGGATGAGACGAGTTGCCTGATAGCTCTCATTTTCCAGACCATCCCCAAATCGGAATCCTTGTGAATACGGCCGCTGTAGATTCCAATAAGCTCTGAGAAAGAGCCCGCACTTATGCCGGTTGATCCATTCTTGAGGGCGATTGCGCCGCCAGATCTGTACAAGATCACAGGAGAGCCGGACTGTCCCTGCCTGCTTCGGCAATCGATAAGAACCACTGGGAGGTCGTCGTAATCCATTTCAGGCTCTGAGGCTATAAATCCACTTGACCAGACCGCCATCTGACCGCCCGCTTTAATGCCGAACGGGAATCCTATGACGCTGACAACATCTGCCGGGGAAACGTTTACCTCCGACGGATGGGGATGTATAGGGTATGGGTGCAGCGCGACGTCGTGAAGATCCAAAAGCCTTAGAGCTACAAAATCTGCGCGACCCTTTAACGTCGGATGCTCAATCCAGAGCGGTTCCTCGCCATTGTACAGAGGCTCCTTTTTCTTAATGTACTGGCCGATTCCTTTGATGCTGTTATGAGTAATCACAATGGCATCCGGAATGCCGCACGTAGCTGAGAGAGGTGCGCCCGTCTCCTGGTGGCGTCCTGTAACGTTGTGGCGATTGGTTATCAGGTGCGGCCCATCCTTAGTGTCCAGTATGAAGGCTGTTCCCTTAGAAAGGACGGTGTCTTGGAAAGTCATCTCCACGAAGAGAGAGCGAATCGTCTCTTGCTGAATCATGCGCATGGGTGTCTCGGGAGCAATGTCTGGTGGCTGGGTCCTTCGGCAATATGTACTGACTCGCCTCCTATAACAACATCTACACGGCGCGGCGGCCTATCAGCACGGAGCCCAATCTCCGTTGAGACAAAGCCAAGATGCAATTGCACGCGTGGTTTCGCGATTCAAAGGCTACTCGCCCAGCATGTGAGCCAGCGTTTCTGCCCAGTCATAGATTTCAAGACCCGTTCGCAGGATCTGCGACGGCCGCGCGTATGCTCCTCGCCATGCTTCCCTCACTCGGCTACCAAGGCTTCCGCACCACCCCCATCCCGACCGGCTGGGTCCAGATGGGCGAGCGGTGGGCCCTGTGGTGGAACGGGCGCGAGGTGGCAAGCGTCACCCCGGCGCGCGAGGGTGGCTACCGGCTCCATATGAACGCCCTGAAGATGTGGCAGACCAAGAACGCCCCGGTCGCCAGCATCCGACAGGGCAAGCGCTTCGCTGAGCGCTGGTGCGCCGCCAGGCTGTTTCCGGACCTGCCTCTGCGAGAGGCGGTTGTCCGCCTGACCGACAGCACACCCATCCAACCGGCGCCGCCGCTGCCCGGCCTGCCACCCACCCGCGAACAGCAGCTTCAGGCCCAGCGCCTGGACGAAGCTGCTGCGACGGCCGCCGCACGGATCGGGGAAGCGCTCGAGCCGCCAAAGCCGCTTCCGGCGACCTCGCACTGTTCGAAGGGCGTGGGCACGACGTGGGTCAGGGCAGGGCTGTAGCAGATGCGCCGCGGGGTGCAGGTGACGCCGCTCTCGGACCTGAAACCTAGGCGCAACATCCTGAGCGGCTCCGGTGCCCCTGCCTTGCTGACTAACAGAGGCAGCAGAGCTAAGCTCTGCTCATGACTTCTTCCCGCCCCACATCGCTCCCAGATCCCGATTCCGACATACAGCAGCTGCAGCTCTTTGTTGAGCCGAGCGAAGCCCTGGAAGACACAAGCCTTTGGACGCCTAGGGAAATATGGGTGCGGCTCAATCAGCGCTACCTAGAGAGCTTGTCTGAAGATAAGCGCTTGGAGAGAAAGAATCCCTCAAAAGTGAATTTGGATGGTTTCGCTGAGTACCTTAGCGCGTTCTCTAATACCGTTGATGGCGGCGTAATGGTATTTGGTGTCGAGGATCGCGGAGCCATCACGGGTGTGCTTTTTGACGAGGCGCAAATCTCAAAGCTGGAATCGGCACATCGAAGCAGGTGCCCGTTGGCCAGGCCGGAGTTTCGGCGAATTCAAGTCGTAGTGAAGGGCAATCCAACTTATTGCTTGGCCGTGTATATACCCTATGTCGGCGTGCTGGTCGAGACCAGTAAGGCGGAGGCGTGGATTCGCTACGGCGACCAGAAGCACAAGATGTCCCCCGAGGAGTGCCTGGATTTCAGAACAACGCGAGCAGAAGTTTCGTTTGATCTAAGGCCGGTCGCTGGAGTTCGCTATCCGGATGACTTTGACATGCGAATCGTGCAGGACTTCTGCGATTCTTTCCGGGCAAGCGAGATGCGGCCCAACTGGACCAATGATGAAGTCCTAGATGACCGCCTTCTTTTTCGGGAGGTGGATGGTCGCAGATGTGTAACTAACTCGCTTATTCTGCTGGCCGGCAAAAGGCCCGATGTCCAACTTCCTGGGTGCCGTCTTCGTGTTTTGAGGTTTGACGGCTTTATTGAGGGTGAAGGCGTTACTTATCGCCCCCTTAAGGACATCGTGATAGAGGGGAATGTAGTTGCGATCCTGTCTAGGGCTTTTGAGGTAATTCCGTCAATTCTGTTTGACGTCACATGGTTGGACGACAGTGGGAAATTCGTAACTACACCAGAATATCCGGCGCTAGCCTGGCAGGAGGCGGTGGTGAACGCACTGGTCCACCGCGCGTACGCTTTTAGCGGGACAGAAGTTACGGTTAAGGTGTTCCGCGACCGCATGGAAATCGAGAGTCCGGGCGGGTTCATGCCTCCGGTAACCGCAAAGAATATCTATAAGACTAGATCCTCCAGAAATCACCATTTTATGGATGCGCTCAGGATTTTAGGGTATGTGAGAATGGCCAGGGAAGGTACGCGTCGAATGAAAGAGACGATGAATGGCTATAAGCTGCCGGAGCCTTCATTCCGTCAGGAGTCGATCAACGGAGTGGTGGTTCGAGTCACCCTAAAGAATGATATGGACTCTAGAAAGCGTTCCACAGAGAGGGACGTCGCAGCGCATTTTGGTGTGGATCTGTGGGCTGCACTCTCACCAGTAGAGCTGGAAGTTGCGGCTTATCTGTTTAACAACAAGGAGGTTCAGGTGGCTGAGATTGAGCGCCTGACCGGTAGGACTTGGCGTACTTCAAAACGCATCTTGGACAGCCTTGTAGAAAAAGGAGTTGCTGACTACAGGCCCGGTAAGTTCAATCGAGATCCGAAATCCGGTTACCGAATTCGGTAGGTTCATAAACAGGCTCGCGCGATTATCGCGCAAGGTGTGGTCCTGCCTGCCGGTGAGGAACGAGCAGGGCCAAGGCCTCAAGCCACCCGCAGCTGCACCACGTTGCCGTCGCGCAGCCGGTCCAGGTAGTCAGCCCACTCCTGCATCATCCGGATCCGCTCATCGAGGTGGGTCGTCCGGTTGTAGGCGCGGCCGTTCGGATCCTTCACGGCATGGGCCAGCTGGTGCTCGATGATGTCCGGACGGAACCCCAGCACCTCATCCAGCAGCGTGCGCGCGGTGGCGCGGAAGCCGTGACCCGTCACGGTGTCCTTATCGAATCCCATCAGGCGCAGGGCCGCCAGCACCGCCACCTCCGACATCGGGCGCTGGGAACTGCGCTGACCCGCGAACACGTACTTCCCGCCGCCCGTGTGCGGCTGCAGCTCCCGCAGGATCTCGACAGCCTGCCGGGCAAGCGGAACGATATGGGGCTGGCGCATCTTCATCCGCGCCGCCGGGATCGACCACAGGCCGGCATCCAGATCCATCTCAGTCCATTCGGCTTGGCGCAGCTCGCCAGGACGCACGAACACCAGCGGCGCCAGCTTGAGCGCCGTGCTGACGATGCCGGCGCCACGGTAGGAGTGCAGGGCGCGCAGCAGGCCGCCCAGCTGCACCGGGTCCACGACCGCCGCGTGGTTCTTCTCCGGGGCCGGTACCAACGCGCCGCGCAGATCCGCGACCGGGCTTCGCTCGGCGCGATCGGTGGCCACGGCGTAGCGCATGACCTGGCCGCAGTTCTGCATGACCCGGTGGGCGGACTCGAATGCCTGGCGCGCCTCCATCTTACGGGCGATCTTCAGGAAGTCGGACGCCTTCAGGTCGGCCGCGCGCAGCTTCCCGATATGGGGGAACACGTCATTGTCGAACCATGCCTCGACCTTCTTGCTGTAGTTGGGCACCCAGGGGCGGGCGGCCAGCCACTCGCGGGCAATCGCCTCGAAGCTGGAAGCGGCATCCACGACGGCGGCCGTGGCGGCTGCCTTCTTCTGCTCGCCCGGGTCCACCCCAGCGCGCAGCAGGCGCCGGGCATCGTCGCGTGCGTCCCTGGCGCTGGCCAAGCTCACCTCCGGGTACAGCCCTAGCGCCAGCACCTTCTCCTTCCCCCCGAAGCGGTACTTCCAGCGCCAGCTCTTGGCGCCGGCAACGGTGACGTACAGGTAGAGGCCACCAGCGTCGGACAGCTTCTGCGGCTTGTCGGCTGGCTTCGCGCGGCGGATCGCGAGGTCGGTCAGGGGCATGGGGGTATCGGGTTTTCGTGGGCGGCTCGATACCCCTAGATATACCCCCACCGTCTCATAGGCTGCAACGGAACGGCATGGACAACCGTGGAAAACGAAAAAGCCGGAACCCCTTATTTGACGAGGGATTCCGGCTTTTCGTGGACCCTTTCGGACCCGGTATTGGTGGAGGTGGGCGGAATTGAACCGCCGTCCGAAGGCACTCCATCCCCAGCACTACATGCTTAGCTCACCGTTGAATCTCATCCCCGAGCAGCACGGTGTGCAAAGCGCACCCGGGAACCAGCCTGTTGTGTTCTAGTGCCGGACTGACAGGCAGCCGCCCAGCGCGATTCCATGATAATGACTCTACGCTGCGAGCATGGACACAAGCAGTTTCGAGGCTCCGCCTAAGTCGGCAGAAGGTCACGCACCGCAGTTTTTAGGCTGCGAGAGCGACCGGAGCGTAGTTGTCGTCGTTGGCAACTAGAGTTTTGCAGCTGGATTTACGAGGACAGCTACCCCCTCGGCATGCGCCAGGCGACTTCACAACCCCCGTCGAAACCAATGCACCCCCGGTTTCTTCAAGTCTTGCAAGGCTTTCAGGTGCCTGGTTGCCCAAGGACCCGCCTAACGACACCAATGGTACGGCAATCTTCCTGAACAGTCACGCTCGGCGGACGTGTGTGTGGGTGAGGGCACCCTGCCGAGGGACATGTTGTGACTGCGTGCTGGCCGTGCTCGAATCAGGCCATTCAGTCTCCAGGGGGACATCGGATGTCAGTCAGGTCATGGGCAGTGCAGTTCGCGTGCATCGCTGTTCTATTACTGCTGGCCCAATGGGCCCGTGCCGAGCCGCAAGGCCTTTCGCGACAGGCATCACCCCTGGTGACCGTGGGCTACGACGAGGCCTTCGATCTGTTCAACCTGCTCGACAACCTGCCTGACTGGCTGCCGGGCTATACGAGCGCGATCTACAGGGAAGACTGGGAGCGCCGCTTTGGGCTGGATGCGCAGGATCGTGCCGTGCTCAAGGAGTACGCCCGCTTCCGCCAGCGCACGTCCCCCATGGTTAGGGAGGACGACAATGCGCGGCCAGTGGCGGAGCGCTTGTTTGCCGGCAGCGACACCCGCGTCGGCGACCCCTACACCGGCTACTTCCAGAATGCCGCGTCATTCACGGCTGCCGCGAATGCCGCAATCGCTGCTCAGGCGCCTGCCGACCACGAGCTGTTGCGGCGCTACTATGCGCGGTTCGAGCCCCGTGCCCGCGAGCTGCTGGCAGGGGCTGGACGCTTCATCCAGCAGCAGGAAGTCTTGACCCGTGAACTGGCGGCGCCGGAGACAGCCGTGTTCGTCGCGCGCATGCGCACCTTCTACGCCGCCGAGGCTGCGCCTGTCTTCCAGGTTCGTTTTGTGTGGTGGCCGTACGCCAACCGCACCCAGGCCAAGCTGCGAGGCGGGTCCATCGTGCTGTTCTCGCCGCCGGGTGTGGAGGACGACTGGGCGCCGATCGTGCTGCACGAGTACGCGCACTTCCTTTCGGCTGGCCAGCCCGCGGCCGGGCGTGAGGCATTGGCGGCAGCGTTCGCGCGGTTGTGCCCCGCGGCCCTGGCCCTGCCCAATCCGTTGAACGCATTGGAGGAGCCGCTGGCGATCTACTGGGGCCAGTACCGGTTTGAGCGGGAGGTGCGTGGGGTGACGCTTTCGAGCCAGTCTTCGTGGTACGTCCAACCCCATGCCGACCGCGCGGCGAAGGCGATCGCGGCCGCGTTTCCGGCGGATCAGCCCGCGCCCGTGCTGAGTGAGGGCCCGCTGCTACAGGCTGCGGCGTCTGTCTGCGAGTGAAGTCGAGGGATTGCCGCATGCCCGTCATAGCGGATTGCTAACTTCATTGGCACGATTTTGCGACACACTGGCGGCCAACATCCGAGCCAGGAATGACACGGAGACCCGGGTGACCGACACCATCCAACAACGCAGTCTGCGACAGCTGATCGGGCCGGTAGGCGCCGACTACCGCCGACGCGCGTTGCCGCCCGGCTGGGTCTGGGCGGTGCTGGCCGCGATCGTCACGGCGGCCTGCCTGACCGCGTTGCCGGCGACGGCGGCGGTGTTCCTGGTGGCCAGCGCGGTGGTGGTGTACTGGCCGCGACGCGACCAGGCCCTGGTGCCGGGCTGGCGCATGCTGGCCCTGGCCGTGCTGGCGGTAATGGTCTGGGGCCCGGACGTCATCGCGCAATGGTTCGAGCACGGGGCGGCGGTGGCCCTGCTGACCCTGGCCTCGTTGAGCATCCTGACCCATGTCCGCCGCAGCTGGGCGCTGTCGCAGCAGCTGCAGCACCAGGCCGATGCGCTGGATGACCAGCAGCTGCTGGCTTTGTTGCCTGACGATGCGGCCCAGCTGGCAAAGCAGTGGCGGGCCGGCGATGACCGGCATGCGCCGGAGCTGGCGGTGGTGATGCACCTGGCGGTGATGCATGCGGCGCTGGCGCCGCGGATGCGTGGGCAGGGCATGCTGGCGGGCTGA